ACAGATGGTTTTGTTTAGTGGCAAGATTAGAAAAGGAGAAAATGTGTATCTACACAAACTACCTTTTTATAGTCTAGATGGTAAACCGCAGTTTGTTCAGGGTGCCCATGACAGGGAATTTTATTCAATACCTGGAGTAAAAGGTATCAAGCCTACAGAAATAAAAGCAGTTCCGGTAGACAAATATCTTAATCTAATCAGGAAGGCAACTCCTGCTGATTTGGAATTGCGTAAAAAGAATATGAAAGAGCAAGGTGTGGCGGAAGATAATTAACCTAAACAGTTTACTTTATAACTCTCCTGTAGTACAATATGTATTACAGGAGTTACCATATGATTATTGGAGTTACAGGATTAATTGGGTCAGGTAAAGATACAATTGCTGACTATCTTTGCACATTTCACGGGTTTAAGCGTGTTAGTTTTGCGGCTAGTTTAAAAGACGCAGTAGCAAGTGTCTTTGGTTGGAATAGAGAATACTTAGAAGGTTCAACTAAAACTAGTCGTGCTTGGCGTGAGCAACGTGATGAATGGTGGAGTAATCGTTTAGGTATGGAAATCACCCCACGATGGGTATTACAATATTGGGGAACAGAAGTCTGTCGTAATAACTTTCATACTGATATCTGGGTGGCCAGCGTAGAAAACAAACTACGTCAGACTAATGATAACATTGTTATTACTGATTGTAGATTTGTCAATGAAGTTAAATCTATCAAAAGTGTCGGTGGCACTACTATGCGTGTGAGCAGGGGTGAACGCCCAATTTGGTATAGTGCCGCAGTTGATTATAACAATGAACCTGAAGGTAGCGAACAAAAACTAAAAGCTATGGTAGAGTTAGGTAACTATGCAGTTCACGCTAGTGAGTATAGTAGCATTGGTTTATTGTATGACTATTACATTGATAACAATAGTACCATTGATGAGTTACACAAGCAAGTGAACTCAGTGGTCAACTTCTAAGTCACCTCGACGCCAAGTTATTTCTTTACGCTTAACCACCTCAATACAACATAAGCAGACCGTTCGTAAATTAGTAAGAGCAATATTCTCTAAACTACCATCAATATGATATACTGTCATTTGAGTTGGGAACAAACTTTTAAAGCCACATAAGTCACACGTGGCTTTTTTCTTATAGCCACTTTTAGTCCAGTTTGCTTTTCTAGGCTTTAACTTCTTTTTCTTACGACCGCACTCATCGCACCCACTGCGATAGTGTGTAATACCCTCACGGATGTAATTCACTGCACAGTGATTTTTTCCGCAACTCTTACATATAGGTCTTAGCATACAGTATTTATTACCTTCGAAGGCACGGTAATACCGTCTTTTTTGAATTTTCTACTAAATAATAGTATGCAATTTAGGTAGTAAACCTCATAATTTTACATAAAGGAAAAATAAAATGGCATTAACATCTCCAGGCGTAGAAGTAACGATTACAGACGAAAGTCAATACTTACCGGCCGCAACAGGTTCAGTTCCGCTAGTTCTATTAGCAACAGCACAAAATAAAGCAAACGCTAGCGGTACAGGAGTAGCAGTAGCTACTACGGCAGCTAACGCAAATAAATTATATCAGGTAACAAGTCAACGTGATTTAGTAAACTTATATGGTACACCTTTCTTCTATACAACGACAAATGGTACACCAATTCAAGGTTATGAATTAAATGAATACGGTTTGTTAGCGGCTTACTCTTTACTAGGAGTTACTAATCGTTGCTATGTACTACGTTGCGATATTGACCTAGCAAGTTTAGTTGGTCAAACTGGTCGCCCAACTGGTGCCCCAGCAGATGGTACATATTGGTTGGACAGCACTACAAGTACTTGGGGTATCTATGAATTTAATGCAACAACCGGTCAGTTTGCACTACAATCCCCGATTGTTATCACTGATAGTACTGACTTGTCTGGTGGTGTTCCTTTAGCGAGCATTGGTGCTATTGGTGATTATGCAGTTAATGCAATGCAAATAACAACTGATTCAACAGATGCAGAACGAACATATTATTATAAAACAACAGATAACGTGTGGGTTATATTAGGTAGTAGTGATTGGAAAAATGATACCCCTGCAGTTACATCAACTGTTTCTAATCCTACAATTTCGGCAGGCGGAACACTTGTTATTAATATGAGTGGTTTGTTCTCTGCTACTATTACCATTTCATCAGGTAATACCGTATCTACTATTGCAACCGCAATTAATAATCTAGGATGGACATACTTAAGTGCAGGAGTTAGAAGTGGTAAGTTATGTTTGTTTACTAGTCAACGTCTATCAGTTAGTGTTGGTACATCAAACGCTTATTTAGAAATTAGTGGGACAGGTTCATTCTCTGCATTAGGTATTAGTGCAGGAACGTACTATACTCCAATATTGACATACGGTACAAGTGCTCAAATGCCATTATGGACAAGCAGTCAATCACAGCCTCGTCCAACAGGTAGTGTTTGGCTTAAGGTAGGAGCAGCCGGTAATGGATTAGCACCTGTTATATCAAGATACAGTACTGCAACAGCATCATGGATTGCAAAAAATGTAACACTTGCTACTTCTGATTGGTCTGTGACTGCTGGGTTAGATGCAACAGGTGGACAAGCTATTCCTGCAGGAAGTATTTATGGTCAATATAATTACAATAATACCGGATCTACATCACCCTTATACTTCTGGGAAAGAGTTGCAACTGGCCCTACAGTAATAACAGGTAGTAATACAACTCCTGACTTCACAGCAGGTCCATATTATATGGATGTGTATGTTAGTGTTCCAGGAAGCAGTTCGTTAAGTACAGCATATCAATTTACTCTTGCTGATAATACTGATGCTACTGATTTTGTAACAGCTTGGTACGCCGCTGGCATTCCATACACAACAGCAACAGTAACAACAGAAGGTTCTATTCAGTTGACACATACTGAAGGTGGTGAAATTGTTATGGATGATACAGTAGATTCATCATTCGTTTCAACTGGAGTATCTAATGGATTAATCACAGAAGCTGGCTTTATTATAGGTACAACATCTGGCGTTAAGTATGGTCCAACTGAATTTATAAGTTTAACTGGTATAGCACAAACTTCTACTAGTGGAAGTGGTTCAGCCGCAACATTCCAAGTACAAGCACTATACGGAGTTTATATTCTAAACAGTAGCGGTGTAACTGCAGGAGGAAGTGGATATGCAGTAGGAGATACAATTACAATTGCTGGTACAGTATTTGGTGGTGCAACACCCGCTAACGATTTAGTTGTTGAAGTAGCATCAATTTCCGGTGGAGGTGGAACTGGTCCTGTGACAGCAGTAACATATGTATCAGGCGCCCCTGTTGCACAATATAGAACTCAATTAAGTAACTGGGTTGAGTTTACATATACCGCTAACGAAGGTGCCCCGGTAACTGAACCTGCTAATAATACTAACTGGTTCTGGTCTGTAGTTGACCAAGTTGATATTATGGTTCAAAAAGGTGGTGCATGGATTGGTTATAAGAATACCAATTATGACACAACTGGTGCACCAGCTTCATCCGGTGCAAATACAACTGATCCAAATGGTCCTATCATTAGTGCTACTGCACCTACAACACAAAGTGATGGCACTGCACTAGTATATGGTGACTTATGGCTTGATACAAGTGATTTAGAATTATATCCTGTAATCAGTCGTTGGCAAGCAGTCAACGGTGAAGATATGTGGGTATTAATCAATAATACTGACCAAACAAGTTCAACCGGAGTCTTATTCCAAGATGCACGTTGGGCAACAAATGGTAACACAAGTATTACCGATGATCCAATTCCAACAATAGTTAGTTTATTATCAAGTAACTACTTAGATTTAGATGCTCCTAATCCAACACTATATCCACAGGGTATGTTGTTATTCAACACACGCCGTTCAGGTTATAATGTTAAACAATATCGTAGTAACTACCTTACACCAGCTAACTTCCCAGATGAAGGTAGCTATCCAACTGAAACAGCGGCTTGGGTTACAGTAAGTGGTAACACTGCAAATGGTGCTCCTTATATGGGACGTGCGGCACAACGTGCTATGGTTGTTCAAGCATTGCGTTCAGCAATTGATACAAACACAGATATACGTGATGAAGATAATTACTTCAACTTGATGGCTACTCCTAATTATCCAGAACTACAACCTAACATGGTTGTATTGAATGCGGATCGTGGTGAGACAGGTTACATTATCGGTGATACTCCTTTAGGATTATCTGATAGTGCAACTGATATTCAAGCTTGGGCTAACAATGACGCAGGTGCTACATCAACTGGTGAAACTGGTTTAGTTACACGTAATACATACTTGGGTCTATTCTATCCAAGTGGAATTACAAATGACTTGTCAGGTAACGAAGTTGTTGTTCCGGCATCACATATGATGTTACGCACATTCTTACGTAATGACACAGTAGCTTTTCCGTGGTTAGCGGCAGCCGGTACTCGTCGTGGTAATATTGACAATGCATTAAACATTGGTTACTTGGATCGTACGACCGGTGAATTTGTAGCAATCAAGACACGCTTAGGTATTCGTGATGTATTGTATATCAATCAAATCAATCCATTAGTATTCTTTACTGGTGTCGGCTTGTTGAATTATGGTAACAAGAATAGCTTCAATTCACAAAGTGCATTAGACAGAACTAACGTTGCACGATTAGTTAACTATATTCGCCGTCAACTAACATTGGCAGCTAGACCGTTCGTGTTCGAACCTAATGACACGTTAACACGTAATAGTATTGCTGGTGTTATTCAAACATTGATGGTTGATCTAGTTGCTAAACGCGGTATCTATGATTATCTCGTTCAGTGCGATGATAGTAATAATACACCGGCAAGAATAGATAGAAACGAATTATGGGTAGACGTTGCGATTGAGCCAGTAAAAGCGGCTGAGTTCATCTACATACCGGTTCGTGTTCTAAACACAGGTGAAATATCAGGTGTATAAATGATGCCCGAAAGGGGTATCATCTTAAAGATAAATAAAGATACAGGAGATTAAAAAATGGCTATAGCCTCACAATCATTGTTCAACATGACCGTAGCGTCAGATAACGCAGGTGGAAACCAGGGCTTATTGATGCCTAAATTACAATATCGTTTCAGAGTTAACTTTCTGAATTTCGGTGTTGGCGCAACTGTTGAACTAACAAAACAGGTAATGGATATTAATAGACCACAAATCAGTTTTGAAGAAATTACACTACCTATCTATAACTCAACGTTGTATTTGGCAGGTAGACATAGTTGGAATGAATTGACAGTTAATTTAAGAGATGATGCTTCTGGTAGCGTTTCTAAATTAGTTGGTCAACAAGTTCAGAAACAATTAGATATGGTAGAACAAGCTTCAGCCGCAACCGGTCAAGATTACAAGTTCCAAACAGACATTGAAATCTTAGATGGTGGTAACGGTACTGCTGTTCCTCAAATATTAGAAACTTGGGAATGTTATGGTTGCTATTTGAAAACAGCTAACTATGGTTCATTAAATTATGGTTCGAATGAAATTGCAACAATTGCATTGACAATTCGCTACGATAATGCAGTACAATCTCCATTGAGTTCTGGTGTTGGTACAAACATCGGTCGAGTACTCGGTGGTTCTATTGTTACTGGTATCGGTGCTGGTCAAGGTTAATTGACTATATTGAAATTTTAACCCATGTCGGGATTTTTTCAAAATCTACTTAAGGACGCTGCCGGAGGATTCTTCGGCAACGACTACCTTCGAGATTATACTCACGCCGCTAAGACTTTTAGACCAAATGCATATCAGTATGCACCTAAACTTAAATTCTTATTCCATGTATATTTTGAAATAAATCCTGCAGTTTATTCAATTGGACTTTCTACTGGAACAAACTTTGGTTTGACAGTAAAAACAATTAAACTCCCTTCATATAGTTTTGATACACATACGATGAATCAATACAATCGTAAACGTATTGTACAAACGAAAATTAAATATGATCCGATAGATATTGCGTTTCATGACGATAATGGAAATAGTATTCGTAATATGTGGTATAACTATTATACATATTATTACAAAGATGCTACCAAGCCAATATCAACTACTGCTGGTCGTGTAGGTCCTCAATTACCTACAAATCAACCACTGAATTTGGCAGCAGATTATAATTCACGTAACTTATACAATAATTCAATAGTTGGAGATGAAGACTGGGGATATATAGGTGATACATCATCCCCATCACAGACATTGAGCAATTCTTCACAGGGTACTAGTAAAATACCTTTCTTTAAAAACATACAAATATATGGTTTTAATCAACACAACTTTGTATTGTACACATTGATAAATCCTATACTTACAAGATTTAGCCACGATACATATGATTATAGTTCAGGTAATGGTACGATGACTAATACAATGACTATTGATTATGAAACTGTACAATATGCTGAAGGTGCACTAGATGGTCGTACTCCTAGTAACACTGTACCAGGATTTGGTCTAGATGCTAATTATGATAGAACATTGAGCCCTATATCACGTTTAGGTTCTAATCAAACTATATTAGGTCAAGGTGGTTTAGTAGATGCAGCCGGTGGATTTACACAAGCATTAAGTGATGGTAATTACTTACTAGGAGCTCAAATAGCCGGAACTGCATACAATACATTTAAAAATGCAAATCTAAAACAAGTAGCTAAATCAGATATTGACAGAGAATTAACAAGAGCTACGCAACAAGCATTGCCCGGGACAGTTAGAAGAACTCAATACTATCCCGGATTTAGTGTAACACCGGCAGGTGTTGCAAGCGCCGGTAGTCCTACTCCTAATGTATTAGCATTCCCGCAACGCATTGGCCCAGCTGGAGCCGGTATTCAATCTGGTCAAGGTTAAATGTATAAATACTTCTAGGAGATTTATACATGGCTAGAATACTTGACGCACGAACTCAACTTGATTCAACAGTAAGAATATTTGACGACTTTTACGCATTTGACTTAGTAGTCAATGGTAATGAGTATGACATTGTGCATGGGTATTTTATATCAGTATGTGATACAAAACAAATAGCTAATAATTTCACTGCACATTTGTTTAGAATATCTCAACAAACACAAGTACCTGTGTTAGATTTATTAAATTATATCAGAGGTTTGAATAACAAGTTAGAAATGAATACTGTTATTACATACTATCTTAACAGTTTTAAAAGCAAAACAGCATTATATGGTATAGGAACAATACCTCAACCTAATCAGAATGTTGCTAGAAACGTAGTATTATAATGGCTAAGTATGCACAGGGTATATATACTCCCAAGAACCCAACAAAATATGTAGGTAAACATACTCCTAGATATCGCAGTGGTTGGGAACTTACATTTATGACCTTCTGTGATAGCAACAAGAGTGTATTGTACTGGGCTAGTGAATCATTTAGTGTTCCTTATCGTCATCCATTAACAGGCAAACCAACAATATATATACCTGACTTCTTTGTAGTTTATCAAAATAAGTATGGTAAACAGATAGCTGAAGTCGTAGAGATTAAACCAAAGAAACAAAGTCTTATTGAAAGTAAAGTTGCAAGTGCCAAAGATAGAATGGTTGTAGCAATCAATCACGCCAAATGGCAAGCCGCTATGGCTTTCTGTAAACAACAAGGATACACTTTCCGCGTAATTACGGAATCAGATTTGTTCCACAATGGAAACCCAAATTACAAAAATAAAAGATAAATAATAGTGAGGATCGCGGTACTGGAAATACCCACCCTCTCTAATGCTAACAAGGAGCAATCAGCAATGATATTTATCAACAACAAATATACCTCGTGGTATAACTCCCTAATCAATAACGCCAAAAATAGAATAATTGATGGCTACACAGAAAAACACCACATCATACCCAGTTCATTAGGCGGAAACAATGATGCTGACAACTTGGTAAAACTAACAGCCAGAGAACATTTTATATGTCACTTGTTGTTGACTAAAATGACAACAGGAAACGACAAATATAAAATGAATTTTGCACTGCATATGTTATCAAATGCCAATAACATCGGTGAAGGTAGATACACACCATGCAGTAGACTTTATGAATATGCAAGAAAGTGTTATAAAACTGCATTAGACAATTTTTGGACTGCTGAAAAAAGAAAAGAACATGCTGAAAAAATAGGACCTAAAGTTAAAGGTACTAAACGATCAGAGGCGATGAAAGAAAAAATGCGTAATAGAAGTTGGACGGAAAAGGCATTAGAAAATAGGCTTAATAATTGCTTGAAGGCTGCGGAAAATAGAAAAGGCTCTAACTGGTCTGATGAAAAAAGAGAACAGATGTTTGCGACATATCTTAACAAGAACAAACATTTGTTCCCTCAAGTGTTTGAGTTAGCTGATAGTGGTACAAATATTAAACAGATATCTATTAAATTACAAATTTCATGGGATAGAGTAAAATACATTTTGGACAACAGAGACCGAATAAATAGCATATGACAAAAAAATTACAAGATTTATTTGAACTCCCAGAAAACAATGATAGAGGAATTACCATTGCTTTGCCTGAAACTATGGAAGAAATCACAAAGGATACAGCAGAAGCATTAGATAAGATTGAGGCTGCACTTCCACAAGTAAGAGGATTAGAAGCAAGTGATACTGAGATGGATGAGCTTGCTAGATTAGCAACAGATAGTTATAAAGATTTAATGGATTTGGGTATGCAGGTTGATAGTCGTTTTGCCAGTGAAATCTTTAATAGTGCTAGTAGTTTCTTAGGACACGCCATAACATCAAAAACAGCTAAAATCAATAAGAAGCTTAAAATGCTTGATTTACAGCTTAAAAAAGCACAACTAGACCAAAAAACAGCAGGCAAGGAAGAAGAAATAAATGCTACCCCTTTAGGTGAGGGTAAGAGTTTAGACCGTAATGAACTGCTTAAGATGTTGGCAACTAAAACAACAGATAAATGATAAATACAGAATACAGGAATAAGAAATGAAAAGCCTCAAACATTATATAACAGAAAGTGTACATACTTACAATTACACTATCAAGATTGCTGGCGATGTGGATAAGAATTTTATAGATTTGTTTAAGTACAATCTTAATAAATTTGATCCTATCAGAATTAGTGATCCAGTAAAGACTCCTATTCAAAAGGATCCATATGGATTTCCTAACTTGAGTAATCAGAGTGTTACTATTATTAAAGCAGATTTTCGCTATCCAGCGACAGAGCCAATGATTCAGCAAATTGCACAACTACTAGGTTATCAGGTTGATATGGTTAGAGTTATATCAAGTGACTTTGATGATAGTATCAATAGTGAGAATGCAGGATATGCTAATGAGATGAGTCACAACCCATTACTATTACATCCTGAATTAGAAGAACAACCTGGTGCTAAAGAAGCAAGTAAAAATTACGGCGATTCATACTTAAAGAGTATCAAAGACCAATCTAAGGGTTCAAAGATTGATACCCCTTACGCAGGTGCAAAAACACCTGACGCATTCGATCCATTCAAGCCTTACTTGGATGACAAGCAAATGGGTGATAAGAGCCCAATGAGTACAATCAAACGTCCACCTAAGCCACAAACTGGCGCAAGTGCATCTAAATAAAAGGAACATAAAATGGATTTCAAAAGTTTAATATCACAACTTGACCAGTTGAACGAAGCAACAGAAAAAACAAAAACTGGACTAAAGCATACTGCTGAGCCAGGTGGTTATGGTCGCAAAGACGATGAAGATGAAGAAGGCAATAAGATTAAAGACAAAACTGCCGAGAAAAAAGGCAAAGGTCGTCCAAAGAAAGCTACATCCACATCAGGTGAAGATAAGAAGTATGACTTCAGTGCGTTTGGCGTAACTAAAGGTAAAGACGTTAAGTTACCTAAGTATGACAAGAAAAAAACTAAGAAGCATAGCATCAAAGAATATCTTGACCAAATGTATGCACCATTGAATGAAATGGGTATTACTGTTAAACCAATGCCTGGTGCAAGTCAAATCATCGGTGCAGATGGTAAGCCAATGGGTACTGCTGATGCGGCAACTGCTAATATGATTAAGCAAGCATCTGAAAAAGGTACACTTAAGTTTGGTGGTGATGAAGAAATGAAAGAAGGCGACATTGGCAAGCATAACAATGCTACAACAGGTTTTGATGCACTAGTTCGTAAACTAACACCTAAGTATGGTGTAGAGGCAGCTAAACGCATTGCTGGTGCACAACTAAAGAAAATTCGTGAAGCTGATATGCCTCCCCGTGATGCATTGGCAAGTCCATTGACATTAGAAAGCCGTAATAAAGCTGATAACAAAGCTGAAAAAGCAGGTAAAAAAGTTACTAAAGACTTAGAATACGATATGGGTCACAAAGGTAAAGATGACAATAAAGCCGAACGTGCTGGCAAGAAAGTTACCAAAGACATTGAGTATGATGAGAAAAAGAAAACCAATGAAGCTAAAAAACCAGATGCTAATAAGAATGGTATCCCTGACTATGCTGAAGATGGCAAGGGTAAAAACGATTTAAAGAAAAAGAAAGTGAAAGAAGATATGGGTTCAGAATCAAAGACTGATAAAAGTAAATTACCATCGATGGCACACATTAAGAAAATGTGCAAAGACGGAAAGTCTGTAGCAGAAATTTGCAAAATGCATCCTGATTGCGATCAAAAAGAACTAAAACAAATGATAGCTGATTGCAAAAAGAAAATGGTTAAAGAAGGTATGGATCAAAAATTAAATGCCGCTCGTTCAGAAGGCAAAGCACACGGACTACGTGGTCACTCACATTGTGGCAAGAACTACGAAGACATGGAAGAAGCACGTTGCTACCATGAAGGCTACAAAGAAGGTCTAGATGAGTGCTACGGTCAAGTGCCAATTCAAGGTTATGTTGGTGAAACTACTCCGGTAATAAACACAATGGCAAGCTATGGTGCTGAAGAAGGTGAATTAGCCGAAGCAGACATTGAAGAAAGTCCATTCACATGGGCCGCTAAGAACACACCAAAAGGTGAGAAGTTCAAGCTTGGTGGAAAAGAGTTTGTAAAGAATGATGCATTCGCTTTTGAAGCACTAGACAAACAATTAAATGCATTGTTAGAAGATAAAGAAGTTACTGAAGGTATGACTGTATCTATTAGTAAAGGTCAACAAGGTAGTCCTGATTCAGTAAGTGTGTCAGCACAAGACAGTGAAGCAGACCAATTATTGAGCGTTATCAAATCAGCAGGTTTAGGCTTGTTTGGTGGAGATGATAGTTCTGGAATGTCACACGCAGAGCCAATGACAGTAGACAATAATGGTGAGCCAGCTGAAATTGGCGCCGGTGGTGATGCTATTGAAGTAGTGGGCGATCACGATGGTATGATGAATTTGATGAAGAAACTATCAGGCATTGGTGGTAGTCAATCACACGATGAAGAAACCTGCGAGTCTTGTGGTGGAATGATGGAAGCAGGACATTCTTGTAGTAAAGATAAAGAAATGGTTGATGAAGTTGAATCAGAAGACCAAATGACTTATCAAATGGCTGAAGATAATCCTCCTGATTCAGGTGCTGATAATACTGATGCTGATGTTGCAGGTCAAGTAGGTAGTGACAAAGCATTAGCAACAGCAGATGCGGCAGAAGATGAAGCACAAGCTAAAATCTATTCAAGCCCAACTAACGAAACTGAAGAATTAACTCCTGCTGAAAAAGATGACTTTGATAAAAAACATCCTGCAAATGTTCCTTTCCCGGGCTACAAGGGTAAAGTTAAAGAAGCTGAAGATGAAACTGGTGAAGAAGCTGGTAAAGAAGAAGAAAAGAAAGAAATGTCAGAATCAAGTTTTGTTAATCTTTATAAGAAACTAGCAATGTTATCAGAAGAATCTACTAGTGAGAAAGATGACAAAGCAGAGAAAGCCGCTAAGAAAGTCGCTAAGGATATCGAATATGACGAAGGTCATAAAGGTAAAGATGACGACAAAGCTGAAAAAGCCGGCAAGAAAGTCAAAAAAGACATTGAGTATGATGACAAGAAAGATAAGAAAGAGAAGAAGTTAGACGAGTGGGCTAATGATGCAGGTCCAGGCAAATCTGTTTCAGATACTACGTTTGAAACTGATATCGATTTTATGATGAACGTTATCAGTGGTGGTTTGAACAAGCGTAAGCAAACTGGTCAAACAACTATCCCTGTCATTGCAAGCCAGTTAGGTAGACAAATGTCACGTAATACAACTGATATCAACGAATCCGTTGATTCTAGTAATGCGGTTGCTCAATGGAAGAAATTAGCTGGACTTAAGTAATTAGTTCTGCACAAAAATACCCGGCACTAGTCGGGTATTTTTTTGGGTATGTGTTTATATTAAAACGATAAATACTCTATATGACTACTATATTTGACTATTATGTGTATGCTTACCTTCGTGAAGATGGCACTCCTTATTATATTGGTAAGGGAAAAAATAAACGTGCCTGGACTAAAGGTAAAGGAGAAGTTTATCCTCCTAAAGATAAATCTAAAATAATTATAATAGAAAAGTATCTTTCTAATATAGGGTCTTTAGCCATAGAGCGTAGGTTGATTAGATGGTACGGAAGAAAAGACAATAATACTGGAATACTTAGAAATAAAACTGACGGCGGTGACGGAGCAGGCGGAGTAAAACAATCATTAGAAGTTGTAACAAAAAGAGTAAATTCTAGTAGAGGCAAAGCTATGGGAATGACTGGTAAAAAACATAAACCAGAATCTAGTGAAAAAATAAGAATATCTATGTTAGGTAAAAACACAGGCCCACATACAGCAGAACATCGTATTGCTAGTGGTCTACCTAAAAGAGGGATGAAATATAAATCACAATATATATTATCGTGTCCCTATTGTGATAAATCAGGTGGAAGTTCTAATATGAAAAGATATCATATGGATAATTGTAAATTGAAAGATAAGGTGATAGGATGAGCCAGCAGAATATTGACTTTGGTACATTTCCAGATGATCCAGATGCGGATGCAATAAGAACGGCTTTTCAAAAAGTTCAACAAAACTTTGATGAAATTTATGATTCAACAGCTAACGCCGCGGTATTATCAGTTAATCGCTCACAAGGTGCCGGCATAACAGTTAATGGACCTACTGGTAATGTTATTGTAAGTGCTAATATCGCTTCTATACAATTCAGCTCGGTAACACTAAAAGTAGGAACAAGTCCTAGTCCAACAACTAATACAGCATCATATACTAATTATAGTCAAACACTGTATATTGAAATCCCTAATAATTTATCTATTGGTAATATCACTGCTAATGGTTTTGTTTCTGCTACGGGTAATCTAACTGTAGCAAATGCTAACTTAGGTAATTTAGCAACTGCTAATTTCTTCAGTGGTAGTGGTAATAATTTAAGTAATATCCAAGGTTCAAATGTTACCGGGACTGTAGGTAATGCTAACTTGGCAGGCACTGTAACAACTAATGCACAACCTAACATCACTAGCGTTGGTAATCTTACTAGTTTAGTTGTTAGTGGTAATATCACCCCTACCGCTAATATTACATATGATTTAGGTAATAATACTAATCGTTTTAAAGACATTTACCTTGCAAATAGTACAATCTATTTAGGTAATGCTACAGTTCAAGCAAATGCAAATGCATTGATATTAACCAATCCAATAGGTGGTCAATTAATTGTGTCGGGTAATGGTGCATCATACAGCAACTCTATTGTTAACGGAAATAGTAACGTTGATGTATATTTAGATAGTAACGTTGCTATTTCAGTAGCAGGTAATTCAAACGTTGTTATTGTAACCGGTAATAGTGTAAATGTTAATGGAACAATAAATTCTTCAAATGCTAATTTGGGAAATAGTGTTACAGCAAACTATTTTATTGGTAGTGGTGCAAACTTAACGAATATACCAGGTGCTAATATTACAGGTGCAATAGGTAATGCCAATGTTGCGGTAACAGTATCAGATAACGCACAACCTAATATTACAAGCACTGGCACATTAGCAAGTCTAAGTGTTTCAGGTAATGCTAATATTGGTAATATTGGTACTGGATTAATAACAGCAACTGGTAATTTAACTGGCGCTAATTTAATAACTGGTGGAACAATAAGTGCTACTGGAAACGCAAACGTTGGTAATATAGGAGCAGCCGCAGGTGTATTTACAACTATTGACGGATCTCTAACAACAGCCGCACAACCTAATATTACAAGCACTGGCACATTAGCAAGTCTAAGTGTTTCAGGTAATGCTAATATTGGTAATATTGGTACTGGATTAATAACAGCAACTGGTAATTTAACTGGCGCTAATTTAATAACTGGTGGATTAGTTACCGCAACTGGTAATATCACCGGTGGTAATATTGATACTTCCGGAAATGTTTCTGGTGTAGGTAATGTCATTGGTGGTAATCTAACAACAGGTGGATTGGTTACTGCTATTGGTAATATCACCGGTGGTAATTTATTAACCGGCGGGATATTATCAGTTGGTGGTAATGCTAATGTAGGAAACATAGGTGGTAATAATGCAATGTTTACCACACTAACCGGAACACTATCTACAGCCGCACAACCTAATGTCACAAGCACTGGCACATTAGCAAGTCTAAGTGTTTCAGGTAATGCAACAATAACTAATTTATCAGTTACTGGAAATTTAAACGCAGGAGATATTATAGTCGGTTCTATTGCTAATGGAAATAGTAATGTTGATATTACTAACACAAACGGCAATGTAACTATAAGTGTGGATGGGGTTGCAAATGTTGCGACCTTCACATCTACCGGTGCAAATGTTACAGGTAATATTACTGCAGGTAATGTATCTGCAACAACATTCACTGGTGCATTGACTGGGACGGCAACAAGTGCTAATACAGCAGGTACAGTAACATCTAATTCACAACCTAATGTCACAAGTTTAGGCACATTAACAAGTTTAGCAGTTACAGGTAATATTAGTGCAGGTAATGTATCTGCAACAACATTCACTGGTGCACTAAGTGGCGCGGCAACAACAGCAGGTACCGTAACAACTGCGGCACAACCAAATATTACCAGTACAGGTACGCTAACTTCATTAGCAGTTACAGGTAATATTAGTGCAGGTAATGTATCTGCAACAACATTCACTGGTGCACTAAGTGGCGCGGCAACAACAGCAGGCACAGTAACAACTAATTCACAACCCAATATTACAAGTTTAGGCACACTGACTGGTTTAACTGTTAACGGTACTGCTAATTTAGGTTCAGTCAGTAACATTAAAATTGCAGGTACTACAGGATTCTTGCAAAGTGATGGTAACGGTAATTTATCGTTTGCTTCTGCTATTATTCAATCTATCCCGGGTGCGGCAAATACAGTATTATTATCAAATGGTGCAAACAACATTATTGCCTCTGGAAACATTAAATTCAATGATCCACAATTAGATATTACAGGTAATTTATCTGTTACTGGCAACGCAAACGTAGGTAACATTGGTGCTACTAATATTGTAGGAACATTGACAACAAATGCACAAAATAACATCACAAGTTTAGGTACTTTAACAAGTCTTGCGATTGGTGGTAATTTAAATTCAAACTCTAATATTGTATTAAACAACGTTAATGCTAATATTAGCACATTGGGTAATATGACTGCTAACGTGTATTTTGGTAATGGTAGTCAATTAACTGGCATTACAGTGGGTGCCGGCTCAAGTATTGTTAATGGTAATAGTAATGTTACTGTTAATGCTAATAGTAGTGTAACTATTAGTGCTATAGGAACACCTAACGTAGTTATCATAACGAACACAAGTGCTAATATTACAGGAAATTTAAGTGTCTCTGGTAATATTACTGCTGGTAATGTTACTGGAAACGTTAGTGGTAGCGCAACTACTGCAGGTACAGTAACAACTAATGCACAACCAAATATTACAAGTACAGGTACATTAGCAAGTTTAAGTGTATCCGGTAACATAACCGGTGGTAACTTAGTAACCGGTGGTGCAGTAAGTGCTACTGGTAATGGCACATTTGGTAATGTGTCTGCTACTACGTTTACAGGTTCATTAAGTGGTGTGGCTACAAGTGCCACTACAGCAGGCACGGTAACAACTGCGGCTCAACCAAACATAACATCAGTTGGTACACTAACAAGTTTATCAGTATCAGGCAATATTGCGGCAGGTAATGTAAGTGCTACAACATTCACTGGTGCATTAACTGGTCTTGCATCAAGTGCAACAGTAGCGGCGTCGGCTAACTCAGTAGCCGGCGCTAATGTATCCGGTGCAGTTGGGTTAGCTACGTTTGCAACAACAGCCAACGCAGTAGCCGGTGCTAATGTATCCGGTACTGTCGCTTTAGCTACAAGTGCAACAACTGCAGGTACTGTAACAACTGCGGCTCAACCTAATATTACATCAGTTGGTACATTAACAAGTTTAGCAGTTACTGGTAACATCAGTGCTGGTAACGTAAGTGCCACAACATTTACTGGGGCATTAAGTGGTGCGGCAACTAGTGCTACTACAGCCGGTACCGTAACGACTGCGGCACAGCCAAATATTACAAGTACAGGTACATTAACAAGTGTTAGTGTAACAGGTAACGTAACTGCAGGTAATTTAGTAACAGCTGGTATATTAAGTGTTACTGGCACTGGCGTAAGCTCCATTGCTGGTAACTTAGATATGACCAGTAACAATATTGTTAATCTTGCTACACCAGTTAATGATGCAGATGCGGCAACCAAAGCATATGTAGATACAGTAGCACAAGGTCTTGATACTAAAGCAAGTGTTGTAGCCGCAACTACAGTTAATATTACATTGACCGGCGCACAAACTATTGATGGTGTATCTATTGTAGCCGGTGATAGAGTATTAGTTAAAAATCAAACAGCACCTGCAGAAAATGGTTTGTATCTATGTGCCGCAGGTTCATGGACACGAACAACAGATATGGCAACTTGGGCACAAGTTCCAGGAGCATATGTATTCGTTGAAACAGGAACTACTCAAGCAGACACTGGTTGGGTATGCACATCAAATGCAGGTGGAACAATTGGTGTAACCGCAATGACTTGGGCACAGTTTAGTGGTGCAGGAAGTTACACAGCAGGAACAGGTTTAACGTTAACTGGTAGTGTATTCAGTGTGAATGTTGCTCAAACACAAATCACTTCAGTTGGTACATTAACAAGTTTATCAGTATCGGGTAACATCAATGCCGGTAATGTAAGTGCTACAACATTCACTGGTGCGCTAACAGGTCTTGCATCTAGTGCAACAGTAGCGGCAAGTGCTAACTCAGTAGCAGGTGGTAATGTATCTGGGCAAGTATCTAATGCATTAGTTGCAGGTACTGTTTATACTGCGGCTCAACCAAACATTACTTCATTAGGAACTCTAAGTTCATTGAGTGTATCAGGTAATGCTAACGTAGGTAATATAGGTGCTACTAATGGTGTGTTCACAAATGTTTCTGGTAATGGTTCATCATTAACTTCTATCAATGGGGCTAACGTAACAGGCAATGTAGGGAACGCATTAAATGCATATGCAGTAGCTGGCGCCAATGTATCTGGTGCAGTTGCTTTTGCAACCACAGCTAATAGTGTAGCCGGCGGTAATGTAAGCGGTACTGTTGCTAATGCAACATTTGCAACAAGTGCAGGTAGTGCAACAACCGCCGGTACAGTAACAACAGCGGCTCAACCAAATATAACAAGTACAGGTACATTAACAAGTTTAACTGTATCCGGTGCAACATCTGTAACGGGTAACTCTGCATTAACAACTACTAACTTGACTAGTGGTGCCAATACTACGGCAGGTTATATTACAGGAACTTGGACATTAACTACTGGTTCTAAACTAAATGCTACATATGCTGACTTAGCAGAAAAATATGTTGCTGATGCAGATTATCTTCCAGGCACAGTTTTGGTCTTTGGCGGTGAACACGAAGTTACATTATCAACAACTTCAGATTCATTTAGAGTTGCAGGAGTTGTAACGACTAATCCAGCATATACTATGAACAATGATTGTCTGGGAGAACTTATTGCTACTATTGCACTGCAAGGTCGTGTACCAGTTAAAGTAATTGGCCCAGTCTTCAAAGGCGATTTACTAGTATCAAGTGACAATGGTCACGCTATTGCTAATAATATAGCACGTGCGGGAACCATCATTGGTAAATCACTAGAAAATTTTACAGATACCTCAGGTGTTATTGAAGTAGCAGTGGGTCGTTTCTAATAAAGGGAAATTAAATGGTAACGATAGAATTATTAACAGCAATGTGTCCAAAAACAAGACGCTCTACGTTAGAGGGTTTTGTTGAGCCACTAAACACAGTAGCAGAATACTACGAGATGTTTGAGAACCCACGCAGAGTTGCAGGCTTCTTAGCACAAATTGCACACGAAAGTGGTGGATTTAATGCTGTAGTTGAAAACTTAAATTATAGTGCTAAAGGATTGATGGGTACATTTAAAAAGTATTTTCCTAACGAAGAACTAGCAAAGCAATATGAACGCAAGCCAGAAATGATTGCCAATCGTGTTTATGCTAATCGTATGAAGAACGGTGACGAATATAGTGGTGACGGCTTTAGGTTCAGAGGTCGTGGATTGATTCAGTTGACCGGTCGTGATAATTATACACGTTTTGCAGAAGCATTAGATATGAGTTTAGAAGATACAGTTAGATATTTAGAAACTCCAAATGGTGCTGTTGCAAGTGCTGGTTGGTTTTGGGATAACAATAAACTAAATCAGTTCTGTGACCGTGATGACTTTATCACATTAACAAAACGTATCAACGGTGGAATAATTGGATTAGAAGATAGAAAACATCACTATCATTTAGCACTAGAACATTTGGGCGCACATTAATATGGCACAACCAGTATGGAATACCCCTGCAGGATCGATAGGAAGTTTTCCTGCATTATTGCCAATGGCATTTCAATTATCAGCAAGTGCAGTATTACCGGCTTCAAATGTAAATTACACTTTACTAAGTGGATCATTACCTAGTGGACTAAGCATTAATGAAGATGGATTGATATCAGGTACACCTACGCTTGTAACCGGGAATACATTGTCTACTTTTGCTGTTAGAGTTACTGATAATTTACAAAATATTAGGGATAGAACTTTCTCAATTAACATTTCAGGTTCTGCGATACCGCAATTTACTACGCCCAATGGAAGTTTAATAAGCACCTTAGATAGTTTATGGATAAGTATTCCAGTTACATATACTAATCCTAGCACAAGTAATCCCGTAATAGTACAGGTTAAAGAAGGCGCATTGCCACCTGGATTAGAAATTGATTTGTTGGGTAATATACGTGGATATGCAACACCACCTATAATAACATTAACTTCACCGTCAGTTATAACTACTGCATCAGATACCACAAGCTCTACTAACTTAATTACAGTTACATCAACTGTGGGATTTACTATAGGTAGAGCAGTCGTATTCAGTGGAACTACGTTTGGTGATATTAACACTGGTCAGCAATATTTTGTCAAGTCAATACCCTCATCAACTACATTTACAATTACCTCAACACAAAATGGACCTGAATTAATATTAACGACTGGTTCAGGGTCAATGACTGTTACACTACCTACATCATCTACTGGTACCCCTACAATAAGAACATATACTTTTGCATTAGAACTTACCAGTCCCTTAGGCGGAGACATTGGTAATTATTCTATAACTGTTATTAATCAAAATACCCCCACAAGTCAGGGTGGACCAGGCAGATTGCCTAATACTAGAGAACCGGTCATATTAAACACAAGACCACTAACGTTTAATTTAACTAATGATGATCCATACTATGGATATTATATATTGCCACCAGTTGCCCCTAGTCAATCTGCATTTATGGGTAACTTTCAAAGTGGCGAATATTTTGCATTTAAAATCATAGGCAATGACTTTGATGGAAACCCCATATCATATAATTACTCCGGATTGCCTATAGGATTAACCGGTGATGTTCAAACTGGTTGGATAACCGGAACCCCCGCATTAGCAACCACAGGCATAAGTAGTTATAATTTTAGTGTAGGTGTTTATAAATCTGATAACCCTATATATGCAAGTCCTTTCTTTAACTTCACATATAACTTACAGAAAGAAATTACAGGTACTGTATCTTGGATAAGTGATAGTGACTTGGGACAAATATTTAATGGTACTATCAGTACATTGTTTGTTAGAGCAGTAAGTGATGTTGAATTAAGTTATAGATTAACAAGTGGTAGTTTGCCACCAAATCTAAGTATTTCAAGTAACGGAGAAATTATAGGAAGAGTTGCTGACCAGCCAACTAGTACATATTTAGAACAAAATTCAACAACAGATTTTACATTTACAGTTCAAGCATACAGTGCAGAATTTCCTGTAATAGGCTCATCTAAATCGTTCACATTAACCGTGTTACAAGAATTCGATCAACCAACAGATACGTTGTACATTCAAGCTACACCTTCACTTAATGATAGGCAAATACTTTCTACATTGTTAAACAATACTGAATTGATACCAACTGATTCATTGTATAGAAGTAACGACCAATATTTTGGTAAGGCATCAAGTGTTATATATGAACACGCTTATGGCATATATGCAAGTGATATTGAAGAATATCTATCTGCTGTCACACAAAATCATTACTGGAGAAATATTACTCTAGGTGAATTAAAAACTGCTGTTGCAAAAAATAGTGCTGGTGAAATAATTTATGAAGTTGTTTACAGTGAAGTAATTGATAACTTAGTTAATCCATCAGGTATAAGCATACAGCAAGAAATAGTTTGGCCAAGACCCATTGATTTGGGATTAGGGCCATGGTATACAAGTATTACTGATATCTATACTAGTTACAGCGACATATTAGGACAAGAATACTATACCAGTTTAACACCGGGCTTTGCAAGAGTATTGTATCCAAACAGTTTATACAATATGCGTAATCGTGTGGCACAGGTTGTGGGTCAAGTAACGCAAAGTACATTATTACCATTATGGATGACAAGTCAACAGGCTAACGGTAGCACGTTGGGATATACACAAGCTTGGGTTATATGTTATACTAAGCCAGGACTAGCGAATATTATTAAAACTAACATTGAAACTAATTGGCCGTACACACTAAATCAAATTAATTTCCAAATCGACAGGTTCAGTGTAGATAAGAGTGTAACTTATAACTATAACAATAGAACGGTACCTGCTAGTTGGTCTGAATTGCCAAGTGCAACACCTACTCCCGATCCATTGAACAGCAAAGATTTCTATGTTTTATTCCCTAGACAAACAATTTTACCGAATGAAACTCAATAACTAAATACTAGACGGAAAACGAATATGAGTCAAATAAACACAAATGGAATAAATGTAAATTATCCTGTACCCGGCGTTAACAATAACAGCCAAGGGTTTAGAGATAACTTTGCCGCAATTAGAACTAATCTGAATACTGCTAGTACAGAAATTACAGATTTACAAAACAATGTAGTGGTTAAATCTGCACTAGCCAATACGGTTGTAGATAACAATATGGCTAACACATTGATTAGCAATGCATTGACACGTAGCTTCAGAGCTAGTAGTTATAATTTGGGTAACAATATTTCTAATTCAATTGTTATCAATGCTAGTTTGGGTGATGTACAATATGGAACTATCTCTGGTAATACCACTATTCAGTTTGCAGGTTGGGCACCAGCTGGAACACAAAGTAATCTTCAATTACAATTGAATATCGCATCAAACTCTAATCCAGTTATATCATTACCCACACAAGTATCAATTGCAGGTACGTATGGAGTAAAAACTGTTGAAAACTTTAGTAACGCAAATGGTATACCAACTCTAACAGTGCCATATGGTGTTGACCAATTAGCATTTAGATTAAGCACATTAGATTGCGGTAACAATATCACAATCGAACCGTTTAATTTGCCTAGACAAACTATGCAGATTCAACAACGCACTCCTGCCCCAACAGGCTTTCAAGGTGATGTAGCTGGAACAGTATCAGTAGATGCAAATTATGTATATGTATGTACTGACTCATATAATTCTATAGCCAATACTGTATATGTAACAGCTACTACCACAACTAGTAACAAAGTTACGATTGACAATACTGCCAAAGTTACTGCTAATGATCCTATTATTTTATCATCGAATATAGGTGGGTTGATTGCTAATACAGTTTATTATGTAGTAGGAATAGCAGATTCAGGAGCACCGGGAAATATATCTGTCAGTGCGACTAGAACAAGTGGTACAGCAGGGGCCAATGTGGCATTAAGCAATGCATCCGGAAACATATCATCAGTATCTTACAATGGTACTGATATCTGGAAAAGAATTCAACTAACTTCTTGGTAATAAATACTAGGGATGCAACATCCTTTTATAAACAATCTGTCTGACAAGTCTCTTGAGGACTTGCAGACCAGTATTACCGATCTAATGAAAAAACTTAACTTTGCATACAGTATGCAGAACGGCCCTATGATCCATCAAATTTCTATGGTACTTGAAAGCTATAAAGCTGAACATAATAAAAAAATGGATGAGATTATGAAAAAACAAAATATTCAAACAACAGTTAGTGTTGAAAAAGAGAGCAAAAAATGACTACCAGAGTTAAACGAGAATTTAATTTTGTAGCCGGAATCTGGCTAGAGGGAGAATATCAGATTGGAATGTACTCGTTCATATTGTTCCTTGAAATAGTAACAGATGACCCGTATGAACAATCCGTGGCACTGGAAAGAATGAAATACTTTATTGATGAGGTTGCTACTAACAGCATCTTTATAGAAGCCAGTGATAAGAAAACTATAGATACATTTACCGGATTAGGTATGAAAGTAGGTGTGCTACCATTAGAACCATATGACCAAACACTGGCAATAGCACTATTATTAAAAATGAATGCTATAACTGAAAATAAATTGAATATCACACACATAACGTTTAAATCACAATTGAGTGATGATGTTGAATATTTGATTGACATTGAAGATGAATTTGAACCTTTTGTTAGTAAAGATAATTGGTGGAATGATAGTGGTTCAAATATGAGTAATAATAAAAAATCAAATAAAAAAGATAAAATTGTTAAACTTCATAAAGACAATGAATGGACAGAGTTAGATTTGGGTTGGAAACACGTATGTAAGCCCGAAGCAAGTGAAATTATATTCACATTGGATACGGACAAATAACTATCCAAAGTTGTTGTGTCCTAGTATAATTTGTGTTATAATACACAAATGAAGTCAGATATTTACGGTCAACAAATTTTTACTGAAGCAGATTTATGTTTATTATATTTGCAAGACCCATTACGCACAATAAAATATGCCTTTGTAGAAAAAGATATCAATTTTGACGATATTCTACAATTAGAAACTACACCTAAACTTGTAAAATATGTTGATCCAAAAACTTCATTAGAAGATTTTGACAATAACAATCAATCAAACTGGCATTTACCCATCGAATATTTAAATATGGATATTGCCAAATATGTATTAGACAAGTGCAATACTGAAGCAGAATTGCAACGTGCAGGGGAAGAACTAATTAAGTTCCAAGAACGTGAGATGTTTATACTGTTAAAATATCTAAAGTATTTGGTCGACACTATGCGTAGTAATAATATTGTATGGGGTGTAGGTCGAGGTTCTAGTGTAGCAAGTTTTGTATTGTTTTTACTAGAAATACACCGTATAAATAGTTTGTACTATGACTTGTCTATAGATGAGTTTTTAAAATAAGGAAACAAAATGAAAAATTACAGATCCGCAATGGGAAAAACAATTGATATGGCTGCATTAGCCTCACGCAATGAGCATACAAGAGCAGTTGGTAATATGCGTGTTAATGCTAGGGGTGACACAATTGATGCTACTGGTAGAATTATTAAACCAGTAACTGACAAAGTAAATGAAGCCTATAGTAAAACTGTAGGAAATAAATCGGCACAGGTTACAAAAAGACCTGTTACACCTAAACCACAATTCAAAGAAGAACTTACTCCGGCAGAAATTGAATTAGAAGAAAGTTTTGAAGATGATATTGAAGTGGAAAAAATTAAAGCAGAAGAAATTAAAAAAGGAAAAAAATGAACAAATATAGTAAACCAGCGTTTAGTCCTACAAAAGTTGACAAATTAACCTTCTTTAAGGACCACATTATTGTATCCGATATGAAGTTTGATGAGCGTATCACAGCTGGTGGAATTATTTTAATGGATGACGACAAGAAAAGTTCTGGCATTCGACCACGTTGGGCAAAGATTTATGGATTGGGTCCTGATGTGAAGGATCCGGAACTACAAATCGGTAAGTACATCCTCATTAGTCACGGACGTTGGACACGGGGTATTACAGTTGAAACACCAGAGGGCAAACAGACGTTGCGTAAAGTCGATCCTAATGATATACTATTGATATCGGATGAGCCGATGTATGATGAAACAATTAGCGACAAGGTATACTAATGATAAACTGGTTTAGACAAAAATTACATAACTTTATATTCCCCCAGGATACCAATGAGTTAGTAGAAACTAAAACTCATAGAGGGCGTGCCCTTATTAGTAGAGGGTCACAACTTGATAATAGAGGAATGAATTTTACAATCCATATGGCTAATGGCGGCTATGTGTTAGAGTATTCAACTTACAACGATAAGACAGACAGACACGATAATGCATTACACATTATTAACTCTGATACAGATTTAGGTCAAGGTATCGCACACATCATCACACTTGAAATGTTAAGAAAATGAAGAATAAACTTTGGGTAGAGAAATATCGTCCACACACTGTGCAAGACTATGTGTTCGTTGATGAAAGACAAAAGAAACAAGTAGAAGGCTGGGTACGTGATGGTAGTATTCCACACTTGTTATTATCAGGTGACCCGGGTACAGGCAAGACCACTCTTGCTAAAGTATTGATACACGAACTTGGTGTAGAAGAATATGACGTATTAGAAATTAACGCTAGTAGAGAAAACGGTGTTGACAATATGCGTGATAAGATTAATGGCTTTGTTCAAACAATGCCGTTCGGTAAATTTAAAGTAGTATTGTTAGATGAGGCTGATTATTTAACACAAGCTTCCCAAGCCGCATTGCGTAATGATATGGAAGCATATGCTGATACAGTAAGATATATTCTAACTTGTAACTATCAACATAAGATTATCCCTGCATTGAAGTCACGATGCCATGAATTTCATATTGCAAAGACAGACCAAACAGAGTTCACTGCACGTGCGGCTACAGTATTGGTTACTGAGAATGTTGAATTTGATTTAGATGATTTAGATAGTTATGTTCGTGCAACATATCCAGACTTGCGTAAATGTTTAAATCAATTGCAGGTTAATAGTAATAATGGCAAATTGATGAAGCCACAAGCACAGGGTAGTAGTGAACATGAGTTATTGTTAGAAGCAACACAATTATTTAAAGCAGGTAAGATATTAGAGGCACGGCAACAGTTGATGCAATATATCGCTATGTATCCTACACGTATTGAAGATTGTTATCGTTGGATGTATGAGAATTTAGATTTGTGGGGTAACTCACAGGAACGTAAAGATGCAAGCATCATTACTATTCGAAATGGTTTAGCAAATCTGCCACTAGTAGGTATTCCTGAAATCAGTTTGGCAGCAACACTGGTGGAGTTAACAGCGTGAGATATTTATTGATTACATTTATGAGAAGACCGGGAGGTCAGATTGATGAGTCAGTTGCAGTAAGTAAAAAAGTTAAACCAGCAGATTTACAAACCTGTAATGTTATCATTGACTATGCAAAGAAAAAAGTAGACAAGTGTGTAATTGAAGGTAAGGTAGTTGATACTGATTTTGATAAGATGAACACATACTATAAGAAAGTATATACTAATCTGATTGAACAATTGGAAAAAGAAGCGGCTATTACCGCAAATTCACAAAACTGAAAAAGGGGCTTAAGCCCCTTTTTCTTATGCGTACATCTTTAGGATGTGTTCAATAATTTTGTGACGTTGTATGTCACGCATATCAAACTTGCAAGACGCTAAACCTGGAATCACCCCCTTTCCACTCTCTAGCTTTGTTAAAAGGTCTAGGAGGCCATTCTCAGGCGTGCGTCTATCTGTCTGTTCTACATCACCAGTGATGACAATCTTACTACCGATCCCGATACGTGTCATAATCATTTTTAACTGGCTTGGGGTTGCATTTTGAGCTTCATCAAGTACAATCCAACTGTTTTTAAAGTTGCGACCTCTACAGAACGCTAGTGGAGCTATCTCTACTATTTGTTCTTCTAACATATCGGCAATTTCTTTAGTTGAATAATACTCACGTAATACATCTAATAAAGGTCTTGTCCAAGGTTCCATCTTTTGATTGATATCCCCTGGTAAAAAACCATGTTTTTCATCATCAACACCTACTGCGGGTCTGGATAGAATAATCCTATCACAGTCTCCGTTTCGCATTGCTTTGATAGCGGCTTGCATTGCAAGATATGTTTTTCCTGTCCCTGCAGGTCCCGAAACCACGACTATATCTGTCTTGTCATCAAGTAGTGCTAATATGTATTTTTCTTGATTAATGGATTTTGGGATGAGTTCTACGGATTTACGTACCCTTGGTTTTTGCGTTACTTGTGCTTGTGAAAAGTCAATTGTTTTTGATTCTTTCGTATAAAATGTATTTCCTTCTTTTTTACTGTGTGAGAAGCGTGTGTCCTGTGTTCTTAATGCGCTAGTTTTTCTTTTGCTCAAGTTGTTCTCCTTTGTAGAGCGTGAGTACTCATAATACTCAATATTATTTAAGGTTAATATATATCAACATAGTAGCATACTTTTAGCACACATATAAATGATAAATATTAGGCTAATTTGGGCCTTATTCAAATCTATATATAAAATCAGATTAAGATAAATATATGCATGAGTACCTTACCTACAGCCGACGATTTTTTTGATGATGTTGATTATGTCAGCATTATCAGCACCATTAAAGGGATATACACCAGCAACGGTTCTATGTCCGTATTATTAGACTTTGAACGTGTTTTGGATGAAGCCGATTTATATGCTTTTAGAAACTGGCAACTTGGAGAATTAGTTCAAGGACCTGTTGTAAAACGATATAGTGTAGCCTGTATGTTTATGTGGCCATACAAACTAATGCCTGACCCAACCGGGGCCAAACGTTTAGTTAAATTGGGTTGTAAAATACAATGGAAAAAAACTTCAATTCAAGTTCCAGTTGAAGTAGATGATTATGACGATTATGTACCAGGGACACGCTATCCAAAGATGAATAAAAAAGCAGTCTGGCTGGTCAACATTGAAATGCCTAAAGAAATTATGGATGACATACGTGAAGGTAGTATTGACTTAGCTGGACAGAATATTGACTTGAATGAACTTGACGATTCATATATAGATGATTTAGAGTCAGAAGATAGTGATGGTAGTGAAGATGGTGGTTTAAATCAACAGCAAGAACCGGGTATGACGGGTAATATGCCATTAGATGCTAATGCACCTCCCCCAATGGGAGCAATGTAATATGAGTAAAATTATAATTAACGAAGGTTTAGACTATCACGACTTAGAGGGTCAATTACTACCACAAGTCACAGTAGATGAATATGCCGCGCATATGGGTAAAGACAGTGAAATTGTTACACTAGCATTTACTATTAAAAACAAACAAGCCGGTGACGATCTATGTGATTGGTTTGAGCGTGGGTATGATTTTGTACTAGACGCACAGGTTAGTGATGGTGAAATAAGTCCCGGGCGATATCTGGTGTTTGTAGAAATGAATCGTAGAAGTAGTGTTCCATCACGTATCATTGAGTTATTAGAAGATTTAAAAACACTAACTGATATGAAATTAAGTGATTGGACTGTTATGATTGATAGTGAAGAATATGAACCAACAGAAGAAGTACTAAAACAAGTATTAGTTTTATCACCGCATAACTATCGTGTTGAAGAAGAACGTGAAGAAGATTTAAATGAAATGAGACATCGTGCAGGATTAGATGTTAAACCTATATACACAGATAAACAGGATGCTGAACTTAAAGCATTCAAGTCAATAGCAGGATTATAAATATGCCAACTATATTACCTAAAAAAGCAGGATATGAAGTACCAACAGCATTAGATGACGACCACTATGATGCACTAGCGTCTGACCCGTCAATTCAACAATTTCCACAAGGTAGCAGTTATGGTTCAAACACATCATTTGGCGGGCCTTCAGCATTTGGCTCACCTTCGTCAGGAGGCTTCGGTGGCGGTTCGTTTGGTTCATCAGGATCGTTCTCAAATCCTGGCTTCAATCAACAATCAACATCAGGCTTCGGAAGCACACAGAACATTAATCAATCAAACAGCAATCAACCAGTACTCACAGGAGCCGCACCAACAAATGCCGCCAGTGGAGCAGATGTATTAGTCGCACATGATAAAGATTCAACTGATTGGATCAACAAAAAATGGCGTCCAGTTATGGGTTGGATCTATATGCTAACTTGTACAATGGACTTTGTTATATTCCCAATATTATGGAGCTTATTGCAAGCAATGAGCAAAGGTAGTGTTACAATGCAATGGCAACCATTGACATTACAAGGTGCTGGTCTTTACCACATCGCTATGGGTGCTGTTCTTGGTATTGCCGCATATGGCCGTACAAAAGAAAAGATTGAGGGTAAATCTTAATTTGACTATTAACACATAAGGTGTTATACTATTCAGATGGATCATTATCAAACGTTGGGTGTAGCTAAAAATGCTACCCCTGACGACATAAAAAAATCATATCGTAAACTAGCAAGTAAACATCATCCTGATAAGGGAGGAGATACTGCTACGTTCCAAAAGATAGAAGAAGCATATCGTATTCTTAGTGACCCGAATCAACGACAGCAATATGATAATCCAATGCCTCAAGGTAATCCTTTTGGAGGATTTCAGGGTGGAGGATTTAATTTTAACGGTGATTTAAATGATTTGTTTGGACAAATGTTTCAACAACATAATCGTAGAAATCCAAACATACCCCATACATTTAGAACAACAGTTAGTGTCACACTTGAACAAGCATATTACGGAGACACGCAAAATTTAAAACTACAAACACCTAATGGCACTCATGCTATCAACATACAAATACCTAGAGGTGTAACTCACGGAGCACAAATGCGTTATGAAAACGTTATACCACACTCTATATTACTTGTTGAATTCCACGTTCAAAATCATTTAAAGTATGAAAGAAGAAATAATGATTTATACTGTAATCATACTATATCAGTTTTAGACTTAATAGTTGGTACTGAATTTGAATTCAATACCCTCGCAGGTAAAACATTATTAGTAAAAATACCACCAAAAACACAACCGCATATGCATTTAAAAATAGCAGGAGAAGGCATGCCCATTGTCAATAGTAATCTTTTTGGCGACCAAATCATATTGATTAAACCAATTATACCTGATATAATTGACTCTGAAATAACTGATAGCATTATGCGTTTTAAAGCTAAGTAAATAAATATAAAGGAAATAATACTTTGACCAACTCACCCGAAATTGAAAACATTATTGAACAAGCTATTGCTTTTGCAAAAGAACGTAAACATCAATATTGTACCGTTGAGCATTTGCTACTATCATTAATTAATCACACACCATTTAAAAAATGCTTAGATAGTTTTGGTGCTGATACTGAATTAATGACTCAGGAAGTAGGTAGCTATCTAGATGGATTACATGCTATTGAATTAAAACATATTGCAATGGAAGAAGTTCAACCACGTAAAACAAACAGTTTAGAACGTGTTATGAACCGTAGTGTAACACAAGTATTGTTCACTGGTCGTAGACAAGTTACAACGATTGATTTGTATCTAAGTATGGCAAGTGAAGGCAATAGTCACGCACATTACTTCTTATTGAAGTATGGGATTAACAAACAAGAGTTTGTAACTCATTGGCAAAAAACATACAAGGGAGCTGAATTCACTACTAAACTAAGTGATGGTCAAGCAGATGAAATTTTAGAAGAATATACTATCAATCTAAGTGAATTGGCTAGACAAGGTAAACTTGAACCACTAATTGGTCGTGCAAAAGAACTTGATGAGATTGTTAATGTATTGGCTAAACGATTCAAGTCAAATGTATTAATGGTAGGTGATCCGGGAGTAGGTAAAACTGCCATCGCAGAAGGTCTTGCACAAACTATTGTTATGGGTGACTGCCCTGAATTTATTCTTAATCACGATGTATATAGTCTTGAAGTAGGTTCACTACTTGCTGGTAGCAAGTATCGCGGTGACTTTGAAGAAAAAGTTAAGCACGTATTAGACGCATTGAACACAAAAAAGAAAGCCATATTATTCATTGACGAAGCACACACAATGAAAGGTAGTGGTGGAGGATCTGGTGGAGGAAGTGTTGACTTTGCTAATATGATTAAGCCTGCAATTACTAAAGGTACATTGAAAGTTATCGCTAGTACTACTTGGGAAGAGTACTATGAATCATTTGAAAAGGATCGTGCGTTAATGCGTAGATTCTATCGTGTAAGTATTGACGAACCAAATAAAGATACAACTATCAGGATTCTCACTGGATTAAGTGAAAGATTGAATGACTTCCATGGTGTTGAAATTACTCCTGAATCAGTTACTGCCGCAGTAGAAAGTGCTGAACGTTATATTCACGATAGAAAAAATCCAGACAAATCTATCGACTTGCTTGATGCGGCTTGTGCTAGACAGAAAGTTGATGGCAATAGGGGAATTCAGATTACTAAAGATATGATTTTTCAGCAAGTTGAACGCTTTACAGGTGTCCCTGCTGATAAACTTAGTGGTGATAACATGGATCGTATTCAAACACTTGAAGTTAATGTCAAGGGTAAACTGTATGGACAGGATGAAACAGTTGATAAGGTACTTGAACGAGTATATGTTAGTTTTGCAGGTATTGGTAGTGAGACTAAACCTACAGCAAGTTTCTTGTTCTTAGGCCCAACTGGTACAGGTAAAACAGAATTAGCTAAGTTGTTAAGTAAAAACTTAGAGATGCCATTGCTCAAATATGACATGAGTGAATACGGTGAAAGACATTCAGTATCTAGTTTGATTGGACCTCCTCCTGGTTATGTTGGCTTTGGTGACAGTCAAGTAAGTGGTGGTAGATTAATCAACGACCTAAGTAAGAACCCACATAGTATCTTGTTGTTTGACGAAGTTGAAAAAGCACACCCGGATATCTTTAACATCTTCTTGCAGATGCTAGATGAAGGGCGTGTAACTGGTAGTAACGGTAAAGAAGTTAACTGTAAGAATACTATCATTATTATGACTAGTAACTTGGGTAGTAGTGATAGTGAACGTAATAACATTGGTTTTGGTAATCAAGAAAAATCGGGTGAGGATGACAAAGCACTAAAAGAATTCTTTAAACCAGAATTCAGAAATCGTTTAGATTTGGTATGTAAGTTTAACAAATTGGATATGCTTGCGATTAAGAAGATTGTTGTTAAGTTTGCAGAACAATTAAAAGATTCATTGTTAGACAAGCACAATATTACATTGAACTTATCAGAACCTGTAGTTGAGTATTTGGCTGAACAGGGTTATGATAAGAAGATGGGCGCAAGACCGTTAGCACGTAAGATTGATGAGTTGATTCGTGTACCGTTAAGTAAGAAGATTTTATTTGAACGCATTAAAAATAGTGTTATCACAGCGGTTATGACTGATGACGTTATTGAATATAGCGTGACACAAAAATCAATAGCAAGAGTGGGCGAAGATGGGATTATTGAAATTAGTTAAAGACGTACCCGGTGTTGATTTTTATGAATATCGGGATAGTGATTACTATAACAAATACGAATACCGAGCAAGATTTCAACTTGTAGGTGTTCGTTATACATGGTATATCAAACACAATATCCAAGAACTAGTTGATAGATTGGATGCTCCTGCAGTAGGCTTAAGTTATCATCGTATTGCATATGAACGAGATGACGTGAGGGCCAATCTTTCTAAATTAGAAAAGTTCATACATTGGCGAAATCTTATTAAAAAGAATAAAACATCTAGTATTAGAATCGAACATAATACTGTAGCGGTGTTTAGTAATGACTTGCAAGAATTAAGAGACATTATAAATCACATTCCAGATATTGAGATAGATTATACACAGGTTCAAAAATCTGATTTTATAGGAATTAAGCATTTTGTGCGTAAGCCTAATCATAAATTTAGAGTTTATCTAAAATCTAGACGAGTTGAGGGAACTTTTGCAGTAGACCTGAACGATATGTTTAAGAAAAACAAGTCAATATACCCTAGTCCTGCACTAAAACATTGGGCTAAAGGCTCGATTCACAACAATCAGCATAGTTGGAGATATCGATATAGTAATGCTAGTCATTTTATTGATTATGATGACGAGAGCGTATTGAGTTATCTGGCATTAATTTATGGAGATATGCTTGGAAAACGTTACAAATTAGAAAAACGACCTGATCCTGTTTAAAATGATAAATACTCTAATAAAATGGAGTATTTACCATGGCAAAGATTGTAACAGAATCAATTGTAATCACGTTTAGTAAGATAGTAAAAGACAATGATGAAGGAACTAGTATCACTAGTCCTGATATCCAAGCGGCTTTAGAACAAGTTGCCCAAGAATTAATTGGTGATAGTGTAGTTGTTGAGGTTGTAAAAGCATAATGAGCCAAACAACCACACTCATATTATTACCACAAACTACTTGGAGTTCACAGGTTGCGAATGGTAATTCCTATACGGTTACCGGTAATAGCCAACCGGCTGCATCATATGTTATAACTCCCAGAGCACTACAAACGGTTAATATTAACTTATCAGACGTAAATGGTAATATAATTATTCAAGCTACGTTAGCAACCAGTCCGCTTGAAAATGATTGGTTTAAAGTGTATGAGTTAGTAGCTGACAGTAACGCTAATGCAAATTCAAGTATGTACACCAACATTGAAGGTAGCTATGTGTATATGAGAGCAAAGGTTGAGGATTTCTCTCAGGGTGTTGTTAATTTTGTAAAGTTAAGTTATTAAATGAGAACTATTGTCATTATGCCGGGAGGCTTTCATCCGTTTCACGCAGGACACGCCGCATTATATAAGAGTGCAGTAAAAGCATTTAATAATGCTGATGTGTATGTAGCCGCTACTAATGACACAAAAACAAGACCATTCCCTTTTGCTATTAAAGAGAAGTTAGCAAAATTAGCCGGTGTAGCTGATAAGCACTTTGTGCAAGTTAAGAGTCCATTCAAGGCAGAAGAAATCACACAACATTATAACCCAGATGAAGATGTATTAATCTTTGTTCGTAGTGAAAAAGATAAGAACGAACAACCCAAGCCAGGTGGTACAAAGAAAGATGGTAGTCCAGCTTACTTTCAACCTTGGACTGGTAAGAACTTACAGCCATTTAATAAACACGCATATATTGCTTACTTACCAACAGTAGAGTTTGGTCCTGGCATTACAAGTGCAAGTGAAATTCGTGCGGCATGGCCCACATTGAATGATAAACGCAAGACCGCAATGGTTATGAGTTTATATCCTGTAACACAAAAGAATCCTAAGCTTGCCGCTAATGTTGTTAAGATGTTAGATATGGGCATGGGTAACGAATTAGCAGAAGGATCATTAAACGAATTTGTCCCACCCAGTAGTGACGATGGCGGCGGAGATAGTAGAAGTCGTAGAATAAGAAAATTATTAGAAATTGCTATACAAGTAGCAAAGCAAAAAAATGTTGATGAATTAGGTATGATTCATGGTATGAATATGATAGCAGGTGATGAATTTTTCAATACAACAGTTGAAGGTATATTATCGGACATAACAGATAAAGAATATATGTTTGTGCTACAAAGTGCTTATAAAACAGTAAAGCAAGGTTTGGCAGAAGCAAAGAAAAAAAGAAAAAAGAAAAGTAAAAATCGTAGTCTTGGAAGATACTTCTTTCCGGGATATAGTTACTACGGTGGTGGTAGTGAATCAGGTGAGGGTGGAGGCGACGGTGGAGGAGGAGAAAGCATCAATCATAATATGACTGAAGGTCCTTTTGTACAACGTATTATGCATCCTAAGAAAGTTAGTATCTATTTAAGATTAGGTAAAGGTTCCAAGTTAGTTGCAACTGATATACCTTATGAAATATTAGATAGCTATGTAAAGAAAGTTATTCAGAAATATCCACAGTTTAAACCTACTGATTTCTCATTCAAATCATCTGACAAAGTAACTGAAAATTTGGGTATACCTTATCCTACTACCTATGAACAAGAGAACAACAAGTTCAAACGTAGAGGTCCAATGCGTATAACTGCTATGACTGAGTTTGCTACACCTGGTAGTGATGATAGAGAACCGGACGAGGAAGAAATATTGCGTCAATTAGCCGCACAATGGTGGAATGGTTCAATACAACAAATGAAGAAAGCCCAACAAACATTACAAGCAATGGGTTGGGAGATTGGTCAAGATGAATCCGATGATGACGATGCCGGTGTATTTGTTATACGAATAGGTGATGAGAACGGTGATAGCTATATTGCTTTCCCCCATAGTGAATTAGGTTTAAATGAGGATTACCTAAACGAAGAATAAAAATATTTCGACCCCTCTTAACTAGTGTAAATATTTACATCATTTAAGAGGACCAAATGGCAACAAAGAAAACAACTCCAAAAGCACCAGCAAAAGCTGTAAAAACTGTAAAACAATCTACGGAACCAAAAACAGTTCCAGTAGAAAAAGTACAAGAAATTGCTGACCAAGCCGCTCAAGCATCTGCGGCTGCTACCCCAACTGAAGCCCCGGCTCCAGGACAAGTACAAGTTAACGTAGACTTTCTACGTACAACAAAGGTACACATTGCAATGCCATGTTATGGTGGTATGTTGACAGAATCAACATTCATGTCTTTTATCAAGTGGGCAAACACAGCCCGTCAACTTGGTATCGATTGGACATTAGAAACAATGGTTAATGAATCACTTATTAGCCGAGCACGAAATACACTAACTGCTAAGTTCTTAGACATGCCAGACGCAACACACCTATTCTTTGTTGACGCTGACATTGGTTGGGAGCCATGGCATCTATTAGTTCTATTGAACCGTGACGTAGATGTTTGTGCAGGATTATATCCAATGAAGACAATGCCAATCAAGTGGGTAGTTAACGGATTTGAAGGTGCTGAAGAAGGACCAGATGGCTTCCAAGAAGTAAGTAAAGCAGGTACTGGTTTCTTATTAATGAAGAAGCACGTATTTGACAAACTGAAAGCTCACCCAGCTGTTAAGCAATATAAGAACGACATTGGATTAGATCCAAAGTATGACCAACACTTGAAAACATATTTTGACACAGCAGTTCGTCAGAATCGTTACTACAGTGAAGACTGGACATTCTGTGAAAACTGGCGTGACCTAGGTGGTAAGATTTGGGTTGACAAGCGTATTCTATTACGTCACTCAGGTAGTTATGTATTCTGTATGGAAAATCAACAACATTTGATGAGTACAATTGGACCTATGTTTGTTGCAGAAGAACAAGCAAAGGCTGCGGCAGCACAACAGGTTGCATCGCAAGTTGTCCCAGATAGTAATGGGAACGTTACACTAAAAATCTCTTAAATGAGTAGCCCCGAAAGGGGCTTTTTAGTGGGCATATTGTCATAGCTTTGTCATCGTACTGTCACAATTCCTGAAGTAAATACTTGTGTGTCATAGTGGCACAAAATTAACCACACAAGGAGAAACCCATGAGATTAGAATATTTAGCCGCAAGATTAGTAGCTGTAGAAGCCAAATTAGCAAACCTAACTGGTACAACAGTTAATACAGACAGTGCCACAAGCATTGAAGAACTAGACGCAAGACTTTCTGTAGTTGAAGTTCAGGTTGACCAATTAATCGCTGAGAAAACAGAAGCTCACATTGACGCTATTGTTGCCGCAGTAGCAAATGACGCACCAGTTGACGTAGCAGAAGTAGTTGCATTGTCATCAAGCGTATTCCATGAAGAAGCCGCTATCATCGTTACTGATGTTGTTACAGCACAAACTGAAGCTGATCCAATTGTTCATACTGAAGTTGCTGATATTGTTTCAGCCGCTGTTATGGCAGTTGTTACAGCAGAGCCGAAAGTTGTTATTGATCCAGTCGCAATCACAGAAGCTATCATGCAAGCAGTTGCTGATATGCCAGCCCCAACTCCAGAAGTAGCTCAACAAGTTGCTGATGCAGTTGAAGAAATTATAATTGCGGCTACAGGTGTTGAAGCAGTTACTCCAGAAGTAACACAACAAATTATTGAAGCAGTTGCTACTCCTGCAGATCCAGCATTGGACGCTATTGAAGCTCGTTTAAATGTTGCTGAAGCAAAGGTAGACAGTCTATTGGGAAAATAATAACCAGCGTTAAAGGCTGGCTATCAACCCTTTTTAAATCGGACACAAAATAGCGTGTCGCTGGATTTGCGTAACCAGTACTAAGGGCCTCAAAAGGGCTCTTTTTAATGGTTATATTGTCACATATTTGTCACAATATTCCAAATAAATACAAGATGAAAACATATCGTTCTATCTTTATCAGTGATGTGCATCTTGGTACTAGAGATAGTAAAGCAGATAAATTAAATAATTTTTTAAAACATAATACATGTGATACATTGTATCTTGTAGGTGATATTATTGATGCTTGGAGAATACAACAAAACAAATGGCGGTGGAAACAAAGTCACACCAATGTTGTTCGTAGAGTTTTGGGTCATGCTAAACGAGGAACTAAAGTAATATATGTAGCAGGCAATCATGATGAATTTTTAAGACCTATGATTCCATATGGATTCAGTTTTGGCTTAGTAGAAATTCACAATCAAATAGAACATATAGGTGCTGATGGTAAGCACTATTTAGTAACACACGGTGACTTGTTTGATGGTATAACAAGATTAGCCCCGTGGATAAGTTTTTTAGGAGACAAAGCATATGATTTCATTTTATCGCTTAATAGCAAATTCAATTGGATACGTCATCGTTTTGGTTTTGGGTACTTTAGTCTTAGCAAATACCTTAAACACAAAGTAAAAAAAGCCATAGATTTTATGTTTCAGTTTGAAAAAAATCTAGCGGCATATTGTAAGAAGCGAGGTTTTGATGGAGTTATTTGTGGACATATACACCACGCAGAAATAAAAATTATAGATGGTGTCACATACATGAATGACGGTGACTGGGTTGAAAGTTGTACAGCACTTGTAGAACATCACGACGGTCGTTGGGAAATAGTTACTTGGACTAAGGAGAAGGACGATGTGGATACTGATAATACTAGCAGTTCATATGCACGACTCAAAAGACGTGCCGGGACGGATAGAACTGACATTCCAAGACCAGCACTCTTGCCAACAGGCTTTAAGTACAATTAAATACAAACTGAAGTTTGACAATTTTAAGGTTATAGCAGAATGCAAAAAACAATAAGTGATAAAATAACTATCGTAGTCCCTTGTAAGAATGAAGAAAATTATATTCATCATTTGTTCAATTCACTACGCTCACAAAACATAGGTAACACTAGAATTATCATTGCTGATTGTAGTACTGACAATACTAGACAAGTGATAAAAGATAACAGTTATTTATTGAATGTAGAAATCATTGAAGGCGGCCCTGTATCCGTTGCCAAGAACAATGGAGCACGATTAGTCACTACTCCGTATATATTGTTTATTGACGCCGATGTTCGTTTCTTTAAGGATACGGTAATTCATGATGCTGTCAATAAAATGGAATCAATAAACTTGGATCTTGTAGGATTGAATATTAAATCTTATGATAAAGATCCAAGGGCAAAGATTGGATTCACTGCATTTAACTTAATCAATCACACATTAAAATTCTTTAGTCCTTTCGCAGTTGGAGCGTTTATGCTAACCCGCAAAGATAAATTTGATGAATACGGTGGCTTCCCTGAAAACTTAGTAACAAGCGAAGATTTCTTTTTGTCCAGAAAATATAGTCCAAAAAAGTTCAGAATAATAAAACATCACTGTGGTCAAGATAGTCGTAGATTTAAAAAGATGGGATATTTTGGTATGGGTAAATATGTAGTAAAGAATTTCATTAATCGTAATAATAAACAATATTGGGATAGTTTAGACTCATCTAAATACTGGAATTAACATAATTCAGCTCTTTTTCATTTGTATTTGTTAACAGCTAAATACACTATGGACTTAAAAGAACTCGACTCATTTAAAATGTCGGATGCAATCACATTTCACGACCAACTTAACCCAAAGTTATTTCGTGGCACTTACCTACAAGCTGACGTATCCGATCAATTAAAAGTTATAGCACAAGATTTTTTGCAAGAGTTAGGCATTAAAGATTTAGATGTTAAAGATATAACTATATCCGGATCTAATGCGGCTTACAGCTATACGCCCAACAGCGACTTAGACTTACATATATTAGTTGATTTAAGTCAGTATCCAGACGATGAGATATACCAAGAGCTATTTCACGCTAAAAAAACAATATACAATGATTCACACAACATTAAAGTTCACGGAATTCCAGTAGAATTGTATGTGCAAGATAGCAACGAACCTGTAATTAGTTTAGGCGAATACAGCATATTAAAAGACAAGTGGCTTAGAATTCCTACTAAACGTAGAAGTAATTTAGACCAAACTGCTACTAAACAGAAATATGAAAAGTTATTAAAACTAGCAGAATATGCATTAAAGTCAAAGAAATTAAGTAAAGTAAAACAAGTATTACAAACTATCAAACGTTATCGTCAAGCTGGACTAGATAAAGGTGGTGAGTTTGGTCCTGAGAATCTAGCATATAAAGCATTAAGAGTACAGGGTTACATCACTAAGTTATATGATTTGCGTGACAAATTACATAGTGAGAAGTTAACTATCGAAACGATGTATCAGCCTATCAATGATGAGGTCAATGAAGCATTTGATAAACCTTATAAAATACTTAGATGGGAAAAGGGTGACTACGGTGATGTAGACGCAATAGCACGATTAGATGACAACACCTTTCTAAGTATTATGTTCAACAAGGGAGTCAGTAAAGATTCAAAAGAGGAAGCCTGGAGTGTTGAATTCTATAGAAACAATAGCCAGGAAGTCACAGGCGAAGGTGATGCACAACGTGTATTTGCCACTGTGTTAAGTGCTATTCAAACATTTATTAAAAAGTATAAGCCTAATCGTGTAATCTTTTCAGCCAGTAAAGAAGTTGAACAAGGACAGAATGCAGAAAGTAGATCCAGCTTGTATGATAGATTAGTTCAACGCTATGCCAAGTCTTGGGGATTTAAAGCGTTCCGTGCAGACACCGGCAACAAAGTTATCTACGAATTGAGTAAGATAAAAAAAGACGTAGAAGAAGCACGTAGAAACCCAGAACAGAATAGAAAAAGTGGCTCTGGAAAATATGACCTTATTAATTACGCCGAAGATAATATTGATGATAAAGATAACTGGGCTGTTAGTATGACTATGGAGCCCAAGTTAGGTATTAATCCACGTGCGGCTGTTAGTGAAGACACCCCCAAAGGCATTTACTTTTATCCATTAAGATATTTTATGCAAATGGCTGACCGTGATGAATCATTGCCTTGGGGAGATAACTTCCCCTATCTACAGTTGTTTCAGTATAACCGTTCAGGCGAAATGACTAAACAAACTAAAGTTGATCTTGCTAAACTAAAACAAGTATTAAGTCAATATTGCCCTGAAGAAGTAATACAACAAGCAAGTGAAGAAGATGAATACGATGGTACACCATACTGGTTTATCTATGACTGCTTAAGTAGACTAGGACAAAATGATGAAACTAATGTTGTTCGTTGGAATAAAGTATTGCGTGATTTAGGCTTTACCAGTGTGTATGACGACGGTGGTGGTTGGATTGCTTACAATGAACCAACACAAGGAGTTGTGTTAGATCCACGTATTATTAAACAACATAAGATGTTTGATAATCGTAATCCAACACTACAACATAGACGATACGATATACAAGGATTAGCTGATGCTATTGGTTGGTCTAGTTATTTCCAACGTGAAAGCCAATTACAACGAATATACAATCATCCCGACGAGAAAAAAGTAATGTTGGATGTTGCTAAGAGTATGCTTAAACCGTTCTTAGGTAAATCTAGCGAAGAAGCAGATGAAATGGGATATGACCAAGCAATAAAAGATGCCGCAGATAAAGTCATTGAGATATTAAAACAGCCGATTAATGAAGCGTCTGGCTACATTCCAAGCGAAAAACAGAAAAACGACCCACGTTTTAAGACAGCATTAACAGTAGATGTTAATCCATATAGTATCAAAAAGAATGCAAAAGCGTTCGGCTGGCTCACAACTAGAGCTGGTATTCCTCCAACAGCAAAGCCATCAGGCAAAATCTCTTAAGTTTCCATATTATGGTATTTTGATAAATACTACATCAAACGGGATCCCATATGAAAATCAGTCAAATTATCCAAGAAACAAGTACAACAGCAGGTTCAATAGCACCTACAGAACACGGTTTCGTCAAAATGCAAAGTCGTAACCCAAGTGTTTACGGTGGCAATAAAGTAGGCAACCTACTTAAAGGTAAGAAAACTAGCAAGCCATTTGCTAATAGCTTAAACGAAGCCGCAATGAAAGATTTAGCGTATGACTTACAGACTATGAAGCCAGCTGAATTTCAAAAGAAATACGGTAAAACTAGAGAAGAAATGAAAGCTTCTATGAGCAAGCAACCTCAAAAGCCAACTCCACCAGTCAATGAAGCTGACTTAAGCGAACAAGACTTAATCGTTGTGCCAGGTCAAGGGCGTAGTGTAAAGACAGGTTTTATATCACACGATAAAGATAGAACAGACCACGAAGTAGAAATGGCTGTGAGTGATTTATTCAGTGCAGGTAAGAACGCTGAGAAAATCTATAACATCGTAAGAAGTGTTAGTGAAGAAGAAGGCTTAGAAGGCTGGGTACAAGAAAAGATTATCAAAGCCAATGACTATCTAAACACAGTACGTGAATACCTAGAAGGTAAACAACTACGAAGTGTTACAGAAAACAATCAAAGAGGTGACTCACTTGTTACTGACGCATTAAAAATAATGCGTGGTGCAGAAGTAGGTGATGCTGTAAAGGCACTAAAGACTGTACTAGGAGATAGAGAATACAATAGCCGTCGTGGTTTTTATAATTTCTATATTAGGCAAATGATTGATGCATATAGTAAGCAAGGTGCTACTGAAAGTTTAGGCACTACTGGTGCTATGACTAATGGTGAGATGGGTGAAAGTCAACTTGACGAGTTAAGCCCGCAAGCATTAGGAAGTTATGTAAAATCAGCAGCCGGTGATATGGCAAACCGTAAAGGTAATACACAGTTTCAAAAAGGTGCTAGGGTAGCTACATCTGCATTCAATTCAAAATTACCTGCAAGTCGTTTTGAGAAAGATGCTAAGATTGAAAAACGTCAGGCTGGTATTGACCGTGCAGTAGATAAAATAACTAGTAAAAAGTAATATGAGCAAAATTCTTAAAGGTCTAAACGAAGTCAACCCACATAACTACGACAGTGATTGGGATTACCAAAATGCCGTTGCTAGTAGTGGCAGAAGTCGTTCCAGCTATCGTTCACAAGAAGATGATACATTTGATGACGATGTTGCATACTCTAAAAAGATGTATCAACTAAGCCAAAAACAAAAACGTGATGCAGACCATGATAGATTAGCAACTGGTACTAATGAAGGTATAGATGATCCATGGGGAGATCAAGGTAACTTTGCAGGTGATAAGCCGGTTAATCTTGGTGGTGTTTCTATTAAAAATATACAGACTGGTGACACCGTTAAGTATTTTGGACAACCATCAAAAGTAGTTGCTATGAGTAAGGATCGTAAATATTCTCGCATCACAATTTCAAAAGGTATAGGTGAAGTTACGCAAGATGTATTAACAAGTGACTTACAACAATTAGGTCAAGGTGTTAGTGAAGAACAACTTGATGAAATCTCTAATGAGAAATTAAGTCAATATAAAACAGCGGCGGCATTAGATGCAGGTAAAGCTGATTTAGCAGGTGACTATAAGAAAGCTGATAAACGTTTCAGTGGTATTGTTAAAGCAACTAAGAAACAGTTTGCCAATGATACAAAAACTGTCAAAGAAGATATCAATGTTGTATATAAAAAAGCTAAATCATTAATAACACAATTAGATGAAAATACACAACAAAGAGTTATTAATGCATTAACAAAAAATATAGATGATGAAGAACAAAAAACATTCAAATCTACTTACCCTAGAGTAAACAATCCTCAAATATTAGGAACAAAAAATAGAGCTAAGTCAGCTTACTATCCACCAAGTAAACCTAATGTAAAGAAGTTAGATAAACCACTGCCAGAAAGTTTGGGTGATGAACTAAAATCTAAATCATTAGAAGCATTACAGCAAGTTAAACAACAACTTGAACAACAACGTATAGCTGATTTAGAGCAGTGGGAAAAAGATTTTAAACAAAATACTGTTTCTAAGTTCACAGCAAGAGAACCTAATTTTAGACAAAGAGCTACATCTACCCCTATGGTAGCAATGCCAGGTGAGAAACATTCTGAACTAAAAGCAAGATTAAGCCAACTTGATAAAGCTATTGAAAAACAAGGTATATTAGATAACTTAGTTCAAAAGCTTGATAAGAAGGGTCTGTTGACACCAAACATTGAAGCCGGTGTTGATACAAGTATGTTAGCACGTGATGGTGCAAGAGATAACTATGTTGAGTTGAATAGAAAACTAGACAAAGCATTAGAGTATGTTAAGAACAGATTATTGACTAACAAAGCCGCATATGCTAAACCAAAAGGTGTTGATGAAGGTTGGAGTCAAAAGTATAAGAGTAGTATCAACTGTAGTCATCCTAAAGGTTTCAGTCAAAAGGCTCATTGTGCTGGTAAGAAAAAGCACAATGAAAGTATTGAAATGGAAATGGTATGTGAAGACTGCGGTATGTGTGAAACACACGTAGACCATACTAATTTAGATGAAGCCTGTTGGAAAGGTTATCACAAAGAGGGTAACAAGAAAATGTTTGGCAAAACATATCCTAACTGTGTAAAAAATACTAATGAAGAACAGCTAGATGAAAAATGTTGGGATACGCATAAGCAAGTAGGTATGAAAAGTAAGGGCGGTAAACAAGTTCCCAACTGTGTGCCAAAAGAAAGTGTAGAAGAAGGGGAGGTTATTCCAATGCAACCTCGTAATCCTTTGAATAAAAACCTCATCATACAACTTAAAGCATTAAGTGAAACTGCATTAGAAATATTTTGGGAAGGTTCTTATGTACCAACAGCCGCACAAGGGCAAATGGCACAATTAAGTCAACAAGAACAAACTAAAATATTTAATCAAAATGTAGCACAATTTAAAGCACTTGGTTATGAAACTTCTATATTTGAAGATGACATGGATATTTTATTTTTACATTCTATTGCAAGAGAAGCATGGTATGACTCTAAAAAACCAATGAGTAAATATCGCGGATTACCTGACTTAGAGTATAATAGTGACACTAACAGCTTAAAAATTATTGATTTAATTGGCGATGACGATGAAGGTATTGTGTATGATAAGAATGTATATGAGCAAGATATAACGGAAGAAAAATGTCCACATTGTAATGGCCCAATGTTCAGTGAAATGATAATGAACGAAAAGAAAGATGCTTGCTACTATAAAGTAAAGAGCCGTTATAAAGTATGGCCAAGTGCTTATGCCAGTGGTGCATTAGTAAAGTGTCGTAAAAAAGGTGCAAGCAATTGGGGCAACGGTGGAAAGAAAAATGAAAGTTCTATACTAGAAGGTATTGAACAAGCGGATGAAAGTTTGCACGATTGGTTCAATAAAGAAAAATGGGTTCGTATGGATACTAAAGGCAATATTAAAGGTCCTTGTGCTAGAGAACCCGGAGAAGGTAAACCAAAATGTTTGCCACAAGCAAAAGCTCACAGTCTAGGTAAAAAAGGTCGTGCTAGTGCCGCTCAACGTAAGCGTAGAGAAGATCCTAATCCAGAACGTAGTGGTAAAGCTATCAATGTTAATACAAAGAAAAACTCTAATGAAAATGTAGACGAGAATTGGAAACAGAAATTAGGTGCGGCTGCATTAACCGGGGCAATGGCACTAGGAGCAGCCGGCGCTAATGCTAGAGTTACACCCGGTGATGATCCTAATATTAATCGTTTAACAGGCAAACCCAATATCACACAACCTGTACAAACTCAAACTCCTACAAAAGCAGAAGCACCAAAAGGCTTTAGTAAAGAATATCTACAGAGCGTGGTAAATGGCACACATCCAAGACCTATGATTAGTGTTGAGAAAGCACAAGAACTATTAAAGCAAGGACAATAATGTTATCAGATAATCTAAAAGTACTATTAGCTAGTACACAAAGCTTTGCTATCAAAAGCCAGAACTTTCATTGGAATGTTGAAGGCAGCAACTTTCCACAATATCACGACTTCTTTAATACATTGTACGAAGATGTAAATGCTACTATTGACCCTATTGCTGAATATATCAGAATATTAGGTTCGTATACGCCCGGAAGTTTAACAAGATACGCAGAACTATCAATCATTGAAGACCAAATTAAAATCCCACGTGCTGAACTAATGTTTGCTGAATCATTACAAGACTGTGAATTAATGCTTAAGTTAGTAACAGCAATGTTTGATGAGGCAGCTAGTGAGAATCAACACGGTATCGAAAACTATATGGCCGAACTACAAGATTTGTACGGCAAGAAAGCTTGGTTCATTCGTTCTATATTAAAACGAGAACGTGAGTAATGCGAGCGAATGAGTTTTTAAACGAACTATTCCAGCAAGGTAAAAAGAACTGGGAATGGAAATTTCGCGGCGGTGAAGAAGCTAGAGCAAACTTTACAGTAGGCGATAGAACTTATCATTGGCAAGCGTTTTCCCGCAATGCCAATCCTAAGAAATGGGAAGTTCAGTTTATGATGGGTAGAAAAGATACTGATCCACAGGAAATGGATATTTGGGGCACAACAGGTACAGGTAATTCAGCCGAAGTATTGTCTACCGCGGTTGATATTACCCGCGAGTTCTTACAAAAATATGGTCTTGATAAAGTAGAAGAAATAACATTCAATGCCAAAGAAGATAGTCGCATTGGATTATATGCTAAGATGATTAAGCGTTTATTACCTGATTGGGACTTATATAGCAAAAAAGATCCACACGATGGAATGATTTTTACACTAACTGACCGTAGAGCATACGACAAGCCTGAAAATAAACTTAGTGAAAATGAACAACTGAATGAACGTGCAACTAGTGTAGTATTTCATTACACTAGTACCGGTGCCGCATTAAAGATTCTACAATCAGGCAACTTTGAACTTGCAAGTGTAACAGGTAATCCAAGCGAAGAAGATTATGCACCAAAAGGTTATCCATACTTTTTAAGTTTAACACGCACACCAACCGGTGACTATCATAGATATGTTGGTACTGGTGGTGTAATGTTTAAAATGAACGGTGATTGGTTCAACAGTAGATACATTGTTAAGCCAATAGACTATTGGAATAGTGCTTGGTTAAAAAGTGATGGCACAAGAACACGTGAATCAGAAGATAGAGTATTCAGCAAAGAGCCAAGTATACCAATGACACCTGTTACAGAGATACATATCTTACTAAAAGAACAAAATGAATATCGTAGCCCACAAACACGACAGCTAATGATAACAGCTAAAAAAAGAGATATACCAGTATATCTTTATACAGATGAAAAAGCTTGGAGATTGTTAGATACACGCAAGAGTGTTCAGCCAAGCCAAGCTAAAGATGTATTGAAGGGTCAACCAACTAGAGGTTCTACTCGCAAGCCAACAGACTTTGTTAAGCCTTGGATTGAGTTGATTGAAAAAGACAAAGAGGAATACTTAAGCGATAGAGCTAAGAGACAACTAAAGAACCTGTTATGGTATCACGATACAACAGGCGATCATAACATAGGTGTTGATTTAAGTAACGCACGTAAGCCAGACGCAGGAGATAGAGCTAGTGCCGTGAAGTTGATTAAATATATGAACGACAATGGTTTTAAGAACACAATAGAGTTGAAAAACTATATATACGATAAATGGAATAAGTTAAAAAAATGAGAGCACTAGACTTTATAATATTAGAAACAGAAGTACTTGACGAAGTAGCGATGAATCCTACACGACTAAAGCAAGAAGCTGCCAAGACTGGTGCTCAGGCTGGTATGGAATTTGAGATGATTGTTCCAAACGTTAAACAAGAAGAAGGTGACGGGGATCCAGAAGCTGATTATGATAGTGATGAGAGTTCCGGTAGTATCCAAAACATACGCAACTTTTTTTATGACCGTAACTACAATGGTCTTAGAGAAGTAGAAAGTTTAGTTGATGAACTAACTCAATCTTATCTCGAATGGGCTGATGAAAGACGTAGCGAACAATGGGATAGTGAAGGTAAAGATTATCTACGTGAATATATTGAAAGTGAAGGCGAGTTTGATGAAGATGCCGCACTAGATGAGGCTTATGACCAGTTAGGCTTAACAGATGAACAAAAAGAAGCGGCAAACAAAGCCGGCGCAAAAACAACTAAACTAAAAGACAAAGAAAATAACGAAGATTGGAAACACTGGAAAGAAGCTACTGATATGGTAGAAGAAAAGCGTGACCAATTTGTTGAAGAAGAATGGGACAATCAAGAAAGATTGTATGACAATGCACGTGAAAAGTGGATGGATGAAACTGACTGGCCAGACGAAAGCGATTGGTTAGAAAGTGAAGGTCTTTATACAATGCAAGACGTTGAAAGTAACTATGATATTAGTTGGCCACATTGGTATTATCCCGATAACGGTGGTGAGTTAAGCGTTGATGATATTGGTGATGAGTTTAGCAGAATGATTGGTAAGCCAGTCAATACAAGCGAACGTTATCACGGTGCTCGCAGAGAAGCAGGTCACTATGTTGTTGAGCCTGATGGTAGCTTAGAGCCTGACGATTCCAGTGATGGTGGATTAGAGTTCGTATCTCCACCAATGCCCATAGATGAAATGATAAGTGACTTTAACAAAGTTGTTGCTTGGGCGAAAGATAAAGGTTGCTACACGAATGATAGCACTGGATTACATATTAATGTAAGTGTACCTGACTTTAGTAGAGAAAAACTTGACTATGTTAAGTTAGCATTATTGTTAGGTGACGAATATATATTGAAAGAGTTTGACCGTGAAGGTAACACTTTTTGTAAGAGTGCTTTGAAACAAGTTAAAGATAACATTAGACAAAATCCAGATAGTGCTAAAAAGTTGTTAGATGGAATGAAAGAAGGACTAAGTGATATCGCTAGCAAACTAGTTCATAGTGGTGCAACACACAAATACACAAGTATCAATACCAAAGACGGCTACATTGAGTTTCGTAGTCCCGGTGGTGATTGGTTAGATGCTGATATCCCTAAGATTGAAAACACGTTGTTACGATTTGTAGTAGCATTAGATGCCGCAGTTGATCCACAGAAATATAGAAAAGAATATCTAACAAAACTTTATAAGTTATTAGCACCAAGTAAAGATAGTACCGACACTATTCAATACTTTGCTAAGTATGCCGCAGGTGAGTTACCTAAGGCTGCATTGCGTAGCTTTGTTCAGCAAGCACAACTAGAACGCAAGTTGAAGAAAGATACTACCGGCGGCAAAAAATATTGGTGGAGTGTTCGTAGTCCTGGTGGTACTGCTAGTATAGAAGTTGTTGCCTTATCTAAAGAAGAAGCAAGAGAAAAAGCCATTGGTGGTTATCCAAATTGGGCTGACTATCGAAGTTCATTGGTTGCCAAGCCATTGCGTCCGTATGAAAGGGACGACAGTAGTGAACCAAAGTATGAAATATTCAATTTGGATACTAACCGAAAGGTAGAAGATGCTGAAGGCATTACCAATGATAGAGAAGCATTGATTCGTCTAAATGATTACCTTGAACACGGACCACATAGACTACAACCATTCCAAGCAAGAGATATGTTTGGTATAAGACGTGTTGGTGATAGTGAGCCTATATTAGCACAACCTATTCGTGCTACAGGTGGTGAAACACAAGATTACAAACTATACAGAACAGCAGACCAAAGTATAGTTTATACATTCCAAGCTACATCAGTTGAAGAAGCAAGAGAAAAAGCTCAAGCTTGGTTGTTACAACAAGGTATTGATAGAAGAGGTTATGGTCTATCACGTATGGATCAACCAGCACCCGCACCAGGTAGCACAACTGATATACAACAACAACGTGCAGCCGGTGGCTTTACTGGTGCTTGGAAAGTGTTAGCTGATGGACAAGAAGTACATCGCTTTAGTGGAGTAGGTAACGTTCAACGTGATGCTAATCGTGTAGCTATTCAATGGCTAAGAGACAATGGGTACGATCAAGGTACAGACATTGAAGTATTACCTATAATGAGCTAATATGAGAGCAACAGAGTTTATTAATAAGGAAATACCTTTTGCAGACGGGTATTTAGTTGTGAGCAAACACTTTATTAATGATAGAAGTGATGGTTCTGAACGTAACATTCCCATAGAAAAAGTCCTTCGAGTATTACATAAGTTAGAAACTAGACGTGGACATGAACTAATGAAAATGCCATATATTACTTTTGTAGTTAAAACTACTGATTTAGGAGTAGCTATAGCCAAGCAAAAAGATAATTATGGTGAAAATGCATATGTTGTATTAACCGCACATCCTACATTGCAAGTATCCTCAGATGAGGATGTATTTTATTTAGAAGAACAAGAAAATCCTAAAGTAGATTTAACACCCAACTATCCTAACTATCAAGTGTTAGTAGGTGAGTTCTTGGGTGTAAAGAAGAACAGATATATCTTTCAAATAGTTGCCGCAGAACTAAAGCCTGGCCAAGGTGCTACTGAGAAAATAGTTAAATCAATAACAAACAAGACACCGTTTGGTATTGATATTGAAAGAGTAAAGAATCGTAAGGTAATATGATAAAAATGAAAAAAATAATAATATTAGTAATTCTAACATTAACTAGTGTTGCATTTGCACAAAAGCAAAAGCCAATGAACATCTATGATTTTCCTATCACTAGGATTATTGATGGGGATACTGTTGCATTTCAAGCAACATTCTTACCTCCACCTTTAAAACAAGAACTAAGTATTCGTGTATTTGGTGTTGATACACCTGAAAAAGGTCATAGAGCAATGTGCCCAAGCGAAGACCAACGTGGTCAAGCCGCTACTGCATTTACAAAGAATGCTATCAGTAAAGCACAAAAACGTCAAGTAGCTATCGCTGATTGGGATAAATACGGTGGTCGTGTATTAGGTGATATATTACTTGATGGACAAAGTTTAAGAATGATGCTAATACAAAACGGATTTGCAAGAGAATACTACGGAGAAGCCAAACAAAGTTGGTGTAATTAAACTACTTTTAGAGATTTTTGATAAATACATGTATAATAAAGGAACTTTTATATGACAAAAACATTTACTACTCCAATTCCAGATGATGCAGGAAGAATGCACACATTTGTATACGAAGTTGATAAATTTTTACCACTAAACGATTGGTTATCAGCTACCAAAACTAAAGAAGAATATGATTATTGGCTTGCTAATGACAGTGTTGGTAACCACACTGATATTGGTTCTGATTATTATGCAGAATGGTTAGTATCTCAAAAATTAATACATACGATTAAACGTACCGATGGTACTGAAATTGTTAACGACTATCACGAATATCTATAATATATTAAATGCGGTTTAGTCAGATTGTATTAGAGTCGCCTGCCAATGAGCTAGCAAAGAAACTTCCTAGCTTAGAAAAGCACGACTATAATACAATCGACAGGCTAATGAGAAGAATCGCTAGTAAACATAAAATTACTGGTAAAGCATTACATGATTTATTTGTCAAAAAATATCATCGTAACCCTGACAGTTGGATTAAAAATAAACTAGATGAGGCTGGTGAAAATGAACTACAACGAGAAGTTGATATGTTTGTTCAGTGGGCCTCCAAAATATTACATTTAAAATCTACTCCATCTATTGAATTAAGTATGGATACCGAAGAGGCTCAAACTAATCATCATACCGGTGGTCATCAAATGGGTACTGATAATATTTGGGTCTATGCTAAAAATCGTAACCTTGTAGATATACTACGTACAGTATTCCATGAATTAGTACATGTCCGTCAAGGTGAACTAAATATGATTGAACCCGGGGATAGTTATCCCGGTAGCCCAATTGAAGCAATGGCAGATATGCTTGCAGGAAAATATATCAAAATTTATGGAGAAAAAAATAACCATATCTTTCAATAAAAATGTTAATATATAAATTTAATAATGACCAAACAAATGTTTATATAAAAATAAAATTATTGAATAATTCATTCGTATCTAATTGGAAAGATTATGTTACACGTACTTCAAAACGTCTCCCACATTTAGATTGGTCTTTTCATCCACATCATGTAACACAACAGCTTGTTACTAATGTAAATTATAGATTTTTTATATTTAATATCCTTAAATCATTTATATTATTAGGTAAACACTATCAAATTGATTATAGTGCAGAAATAATAGAACTTAAATCTTTATTAATTGATTATAGTAATCTTACTCAACATCATTTAAACAAGTGGCATAGACACTTTACATCACTGGCAAAATTATTAAATCCCTTTGTATCCTCTACTACATTTACCGACACACCAATAGATAAAATACATCATGCAATACATGAATTAAACAATAATTCACATCTACTAGAAACATTAACATATCCAAAATTATCTAGGATAAACAAACTAGTTCCTAACCAAATGTATTATGGGTTACATGCCGCATCTACTAGTCATTTAGAAGATAACGAGGCAATATGGGGAACAGAGACAGTAGAATATATAACTGAAGAATTTGATTTTAGCGTACAATCATATAATCATAATGTTTGGATAACTGATGATATTTTGGGTAAGGATCATTTTAAATGTTGGTTTGAAGAAGATGACCCTAGTAATGATGATATTGGCGGTAACAATTTAATGACTCCCAATATTACATTTGACCCTAATAAAGTATTTACAAAAACAATAGAAGATCCTGAATTTCAACAATTTGTAATCAATTCAAATAAAAAACTCAATCGATATCCTATAGGTGACATAGAAAATATTGATGAAATAGATTGGAATAATATAACCAATCTTAAATTAAAAAGTATAGAGTTAGATGGTTCTATATTATGGAAATATGAATGACCGTCATATCTTTCAATAAAGATTAATCTATGCTATAATGCATAGATGATTAAGCTAACAGTTCCCTTACCCAAAAGTATTACAATCGCATGTAGCGGTGGTGTAGATAGTATGGCAGTAGTTGACTTTCTAAGTCGCAAGCACGAAGTAACGATTGCCCATTTTAATCACAGAACACAAAACGGTGAAAAAGCCAGTGAGTTTGTTTCTAGGTATTGCGGTGATAACAATATTCCTATGTTGTACGGATCACCTCGTAGTCAAAAAGGTAGCAAAGAATCACAGGAAGAATACTGGCGTAGAGAACGCTATGAATTTTTAAGTGAGCTTGGTCCAGTCATTACTTGTCATCATTTGGATGATTGTGTTGAAACATATATTTGGTCAGCATTACACGGCACACCCAAAGTCATTCCATTAACACGCAACAATGTAATCAGACCATTTTTAACTACACGCAAACAAGAGTTTATCTATTGGTGCGAAAGCCATAATGTGCCTTGGATTGAAGATGAATCAAACAAAAATTCACGCTATACCCGTAATTACATTCGCAATGAATTGATGCCACACGCATTACGAGTCAACCCAGGCTTACATACTTTGGTCAAAAAGATTGTCGAAGGTAAGCAAAATACTTGACTTCTCTACGCAAGCCAAGTATACTAACTAATTATTTAAGGAGAACCTATGTCAGATTATAACAGAACCTTTAACGGTGAAGCAAAGATTAAGCTAACTCAACTAGTCAATGAGGGTATGACTGTACTACACGAAATTGACACATTGAATGGTGGACTAAACGACACTATTAAAGCAGTTGCAGAAGAACTTGAAATCAAGGCTTCTACATTGAAGAAAGCAATTAAGATTGCTCACAAGGCAAGTCTCGGTCAGACTAACAAAGACCACGATGAACTCAACACTATCTTGGAAACTGTGGGCAAAACACTTTGAGTTACGTTGACGCTATTCACAGCAGGGATGAGGATCGTATCTACGTAGTAGAACGGGATAATAACGGCAAGCGTCAATACAAAGAATATCCCACTAACTATGTATTGTATTATCCTGACCCTAAGGGTAAACATCGTAGTATCTATGGCGATCCAGTCAGTCGTTTCAGTACTCGAAAACGACAAGAGTTTGAAAAAGAAAGACGCATTCATTCAGGTAAGAAATTATTTGAAAGTGATGTTAACGTAGTCTTTCGCTGTCTAAGTGAAAACTATCTTAAAGTTGATGCTCCTAAACTTCATACTTGCTTCTTTGACATTGAGGTAGACTTTGATCCTGAGAAGGGTTTCAGTCCTACTAGCGATCCATTCAATCCTGTAACTGCTATCAGTTGTTACTTAGATTGGCTAGACCAATGCATTACACTAGTGATTGCTCCTAAACATATGTCTAGTGAAACAGCCCAAGAAATCACTAATGAATTTGAAAACACAATGCTATTCAAATCAGAGAAGGAAATGTTTGATGTTTTCTTTCAACTCATTGAAGATGCAGATGTATTGACTGGCTGGAACTCAGAGGGCTATGATATTCCCTATATGGTCAATCGTGTTACTAGAGTGATGAGTAAAGATGACACACGCAAGTTTTGCTTGATGGGTCAACTTCCTAAAGCTAGAGAATACGAACGATTCGGTAAGAGTGAAACAACTTATGACTTAGTAGGTCGTATTCACTTGGACTATTTACAGTTGTACAAAAAGTATAACTATGAATCTCGTCACAGTTATAAACTTGACTCTATCGGTGAGATGGAAGTCGGTGAAAACAAAACACAATATGAAGGTACGCTTGACCAACTGTATAACAAAGACTTTAAAAAGTTCATTGAATACAATAGACAAGATACAATGTTGTTAGTGAAGATTCACAACAAACTTAAGTTTTTAGAATTAGCTAATCAACTTGCACACGAAAACACAGTACTGCTTCCAACAGTAATGGGTTCAGTAGCAATGATTGAGATGGCTATTTTTAATGAGGCTCACGAACGTGGGTTAGTTGTTCCAGATAAAAAACGAAAGGTTGAAAATGAAGAAGAAATCCAGCAAGCGGCAGGTGCCTTTGTTGCTACGCCGAAAAGAGGAATGCACGAATATGTCGGGGCAGTTGACATTAACTCGCTCTATCCCTCGGTTATTCGTGCCCTCAACATGGGTGGAGAGACCATCGTTGCTCAAATCAGACAGACAATCACAGACCAGTATATGAAAGACAAGGGCCTTCGACTAGCAAGTGAGAAGAAACGCTATAAAGAAGGTGACGATGATGTGACTGGTGCCATACTATGGGAGAATCTGTTCGGTGCATTAGAGTATACTGCGATTATGAACCAAGAACGTGGTACTATGCTTACAGTTGACTTTGAAGATGGTCGTACTGAAGAAATGTCAGCGGCAGAAGTCTGGAAGATGATATTTGATAGTCATAAGCCCTGGATGCTAAGTGCTAATGGTACAATCTTTACTTATGAGAAAGAAGGTGTTGTTCCTGGTCTACTAACACGTTGGTACTCAGACCGTAAAGAAATGCAGAAGAATCTAAAAGAAGCAACTACGACTGAAGATAGAGAATACTGGGATAAGCGACAACTTGTTCGTAAGATTTTATTGAATTCAGCGTATGGTGCATTGTTGAATGAACATTGTAGGTTCTATGATAAACGTATAGGTCAAAGTGTTACACTAAGCGGTCGTCAAATTGTTCGTCATATGATGAGTACCATCAACGAATCAGTTGAGGGCACGTATTCACACGAAGGCAATGCAATTGTATATGGTGATACTGATAGTTGTTACTTCACTGCTTATCCCACACTGAAGCCACAGATTGATAAAGGTGAGTTAGTATGGGACAAAGAACTCTGTATCGGATTGTATGATAGTATTGCAGACCAAGCTAATGAAAGTTTCCCATCATTTATGGAGAAGGCATTTCACGCACCTCGTAAGAATGGTGAAATCATTAAAGCTGGTCGTGAACTAATTGGTGATCGTGCTATCTTTATTGTTAAGAAACGTTATGCTATTAACATCTTTGACAAAGAAGGTAAGCGTAAAGATAAAGATGGTAAGCTTGGTGATATCAAAGCTATGGGTCTTGACTTGAAACGTGCTGATACTCCTAAATACATACAAGAATTTTTAATGAATGTATTGCAAATGATTCTGCAAGAAGGTAAAGGTCGTGATGAGGTCATTGAAGCTATCAAAGACTTTAAACGAGTATTAACTGCACAAGACAGTTGGACTAAAGGTTCTCCTAAAGGTGTTAACAAACTTACAATGTACGGTGATTTAGAAGCTAAGAGCAGTACTGGTCGTGCAAATATGCCCGGTCACGTAAGAGCGGCATTAAACTACAACTACTTGCGTAGAGTAAAC